AGAAACATTATGTGGACAACACCATCAGCAACAGAAATGAGATTTGGTTTTGAAGTAACAATGTACGTATGTAACAAGTAATTTTTAAATCAGGTTCGCGAACGAGGGGCTATAAAGCCCCTTTTTTGTTGTATAATAGCTATAAATAGCGTATGATTTAATTATCTGGGAACATCCAGCTTATCAGACTGCCCCAGCAGACGCATACACGACGGATAAGCTTAACTTTGTATGGAGAAATTCAAATGGCAACAACAACCTTTTCAGGTCCAGTCGTATCTACAAACGGCTTTGATGGTGCAGTAGGCGGAAATACCCCTGCAGCAGTTTCAGCAACAACTCTTACAACTACAGGCGCACTAACTATTAATGGTACAACAGTAGTTATTTCTAGCCTTCCAACATCAGACCCATCAGTTGCAGGACAACTATGGAATAACTCAGGTGTATTAACAGTTTCAGCTGGCTAATAGGAGAAGAATATGCAATCTGATATAAAAGCATCAGTCTTTGTTGCAGCAGATTCTCCTGATACCGTTGTTAATCATAGAGCTCGTTTAAGAGGTATGAGTTATATTTCTTCAGCCTCAGCAGGTTCTATTGTGTTTAAAGACGGAGCGTCAGGCGATACATTATTAGAATTGAAAACTCCAGCAGGGGTAGGTCAATCAGATGTTATTATTCCTGACCAAGGCATTTTATTTTCTAACCAAATTTACTGCACGCTAACTAATGTTACAGCAGTAACGGTTTTTCATAGCTAAAATGTTAAAATGGATAAAGAACCTGAACCAAAAAATGAAGATTCTAAACTCGCAGAGAAAGTACCGAGCGAGAATAAAAGAACTCGAGAAACTTGGAGATGGCTCGAAGCACTCGGAGATTGTATCTGATGGCAGAGAAAAAGAAGACAACTAAGAAAAAAGGAATGGGAATCAAAACTTCTGTAAAGTCGGGCAACTTTCGTCCGACTAAGCAGGGTGCGGGCATGACTAAGAAAGGTGTCAAAGCCTATCGCAAAGCCAACCCAGGTTCTAAATTAAAAACAGCAGTAACGGGTAAAGTCAAGAAAGGTTCTAAAGATGCTAAGAGACGTAAGTCATTCTGTGCTAGATCAGCAGGGCAGATGAAAGATTTTCCAAAAGCAGCTAAAGATCCTAACTCAAGACTACGTCAAGCAAGGCGGAGATGGAAATGTTAACAAAGGTAATGAATCATATGGATGAATCAACAAAACACGCAGTAGACGCAGCATCGGTATTCACAGCAGTAGGTTCAGTCCTAGCTTGGTTACCGGCGATAGCGGCATTATTTACAATCGTTTGGACGGGAATTCGGATTTACGAAACTAAAACTGTTCAAGCATGGATAAAAAAAGACAAGGAGTAATAAAATGGCTGGATGTGGATCAAAAAGAAAAATGGCTTATGGTGGTAAAGTCAAAAAAATGAGAGAAGGTGGTATGTCAGAAGCAGACAAAAAAACTTTTGGTGAGACAGAGATGGATCAAAAGCCACCTAAAAATTTTAAAGAGTCTGATAAAAAACCTGTACCAAAAGATAAACCAGGTCTTAAAAAGTTACCTGAAGAAGTACGCAACAAAATGGGCTACATGAAAAAAGGCGGTAAAGTTAAAAAGGGTATGCATATGATGCCTGACGGCACCATGATGAAAGATTCAGATCACAAGAAAAAGAAAATGAAATCTGGTGGTATGGTTAAACGTGACGGTTGCGCAGTGCGCGGTAAAACAAAAGGTCGCATGGTATGATGAAATGTCGTGGCATGGGGAAAGCAATGAAACCAGTTGCTATGAAAAAAGGTGGCTCGGTTAAAGATGCTTGTTACAGAAAAGTAAAAGCTCAATACAAAGTTTTCCCTAGCGCGTACGCATCAGGCGCTATTGCTAAGTGCAGGAAGAATAAAGGTAAATAATGGCAGTCAGAAAGACAGCTAAAGGCGCCGCATTAAAACGCTGGTTTAAAGAAGACTGGAAAGACGTAAGAACCGGTAAAGCATGTGGCAGACAAGAAGGCGAAAAACGCGGTACTCCTTATTGCAGACCTAGCAAACGAGTATCAAGCAAAACTCCTAAAACATCAGGAGAAATGACAGCAACTGAGAAAAGATCTCGTATAGCTCAAAAGAAAAAACTAGGTCAACCGGCAGGTAAACCAAGAAGAGTAGCATCATTAAAAAGAAAAAAGACAACTAGGAAGAAAGCATAATGGCAACTTCAGGAACAGCAACATTTAATTTAGACTTAAATAATTTAGTCGAAGAAGCATTTGAACGATGCGGAAAAGAGTTACGTACTGGGTATGATTTAAGAACAGCACGACGTAGCTTAAACTTGCTTACTGCAGAATGGGCTAATCGTGGTATTAATTTATGGACTATTGAAGAAGGCTCTGTCTCTTTAACCTCTGGTACGAACAACTATAATCTTCCAGTGGACACCATTGACTTAATTGAACAAGTCGTTAGAACAGGTACCGGACAGAATCAACAAGATATTAATATTACTAGAATTTCTGCCACTACATGGGGTACAATACCAAATAAAAACTCAACAGGCCGACCAATCCAAGTGTGGATAAATAGACAAGCAAGTCAACCACAGATTAATGTATGGCCTGCTCCTGATACAGATAATTATACGTTTGTATACTGGAGACTAAAAAGAATTGAAGATGCAGGTAACGGTGTAAATACACAAGATATACCTTTTAGATTTCTACCTTGTCTAGTAGCAGGGTTAGCATTTTATTTAAGTATGAAGTTACCGGGTGCTGAAGCAAGAACAGTCATGTTGAAACAAGAATATGAAGAACAGTGGTTGTTAGCTTCAACAGAGGATAGAGAAAAAGCCGATTTAAGATTAGCACCTCGTCGGCAATATTTGTAGGAGGCGTTATGAAAAAGCTAATTAAAAAGCTATATTTAGCCGCTATAAAACATAAAAATAAAAAGTATATGAAGCTGTGGTTGAAAGTATTAAAACTTTCATTAAAAGGAAAGAGAACACAGGTGGTTAGATAATGGGACGGAAATATACGTCAGGTAAACATGCCATAGCAGAATGTGATCGATGTGGTTTTCAGTATAAGTTAAAAGAACTAAAAGACTTATTTATAAAAACTACACAAACAAATATTAAAGTCTGCAAAACATGTTGGGAACCAGACCACCCACAGAACATGCAAGGCATGTACCCAGTGGACGATCCACAGGCAGTACGAGACCCAAGACCTGACAGAAACTTGGAGCAACAAAGAGATTATCAGTATGGCTGGAACCCGGTAGGGTTTAATAACGCATTAAATTTACCAGACATAGAAGATGATTTAGAAGGTACCGGACAGGTTGGCACGGTTACTGTAACAACAACTTAGGAGTATAATATGAACAAAGATAGAAAAGGCTGTAACCACACTTACAAGCAACCAGAAATGGTAGCAACACCAAACACAGCTGGCTACCCTGAAAAGGACGTTAAGACTGAAGGTGTAGTAACACGAGGTAATGGTGCAGCGACCAAAGGTACAAAAGCACGCGGCCCAATGGCATAAGGATAAAGAATGACTTACGCAGAATTAGTAGCAGCAATACAGTCTTATACTGAAAACCAGTATAGCACTACAGACATAAATACATTTATACAACAGGCTGAACAACGCATATATAATTCAGTTCAATTGCCTGACTTACGTAAAAATGTTACAGGTAATATGACAAGCGGTAATAAATATTTTACTTTACCTAGTGATTGGTTGTCTACGTTTAGTATTGCTGTGATTAACGCTAATAATGAATATACATATTTAATAAATAAAGACGTAAACTTTATTAGAGAATCTTTCCCTGATACTGATTCACCTTTTCATGGAGCACCACAGTATTATGCAATTTTTAGTGATACAACAATGTTGCTCGGACCTACTCCGGACGCTAATTACAATTCTGAGCTTCATTACTATTATTATCCTGAGTCTATTGTTACAGCTGGCAACACTTGGTTGGGTGATAACTTTGATAGTGCTTTATTCTATGGAGCATTGTTGGAAGCAGCTGCGTTTATGAAAGAAGAGGGCGATGTACTTACAGTATATGCTCAAAAATATAACGAAGCTATGGGACTTCTTCAAAACTTAGGTGAAGGTAAAAACAGACGAGATGCTTACAGAAGTGGGCAAGAAAGGATACCGGTTAAGTAAAATATGAAAGGTGAAAGTTTAAATATATTTCCTCCTGGTGAATTTAAAGTTATAACTACTCAAAACAGAGGAATGACACCAGAAGAAATTGCCGAGATGGCATTGGATAAAATAATTTATGTAGGTAGTCAAAGCAATCCTGTCATAAGGGATCAAGCTGAGGCGTTTAGAAACCAAATCAGAGGCGTACTGATTACTTATATAAAGCAAGCAATTATGTCGTATAATACGACTATTGCAAACAAACTCCGTGAAGCGGGGTACCCTGATCTTATAAATTTATTAGAAAAATAAGGAGCTAATTATGGCAGGTTTAACACAAGCAATGTGTACCTCGTTTAAAACAGAATTATTAACAGGAACACATGATTTTACAAATAGTACTGGTAATACTTTTAAGATTGCACTATTTAAAGCAACTTCAGGTATTGCAGGTACATATGGCGCAGCTACAACAAACTACTCTGATGTAACAGGTAACTCTGACGAGGCATCTGGAACAGGTTATTCAGCTGGTGGTAATACACTAACTAACGTAACACCTACATCATCAGGTACTACAGCGTTTACTGATTTTGCTGATACTACATGGTCTACTGCAACTATTACTGCATCTGGTGCTTTGATTTATAACTCATCTGCATCTAATGCTGCTGTTGCTGTTCTAGACTTTGGTGGTGATAAAACTTCTACTGCTGGTGACTTTACTATTGTATTCCCAACAGCTGACGCATCTGACGCTATTATTAGAATTGCTTAATAGGAGCTAGTAATGGCTTCCTCTACATTATACTCAGGCTATGGTGAAGCGCCCTGGTCTGAGGGTAGCTTTGGTACAGAACTATTATTAGTTAATGTAGATGGAGTCACTGCGACTGCTAGTGCAGGTAATGAAGCAGTTGTTGCAAAAGCAACAGTCACATTAAGTGGTTTAGCTGGTACAACAGGACTTGGTGAAGAAGATTTAGTAACCAATAATAATGTCTCTGTTACTGGGCTAACTGCTACAGGTAATGTAGGCGATGAAAATGTAGTTGTTATCTATAATGCTGAAGTTACTGGAATAGCAGGCACAAGTGCTTTAGGCGATGAAAGTCTAATCACAAATAACAATATATCTGTTACTGGACTAGCAGGTGTAAGTGGTTTAGGTAATGAAACACCTGAAACCGATCAGGTTATAAGCCTTACTGGAGTTAGCTCTACTGGCGGTGTTGGTAGTACTTCAGTCGATGTAGCTTATGTCGGCTGGGGCGGAGGTCCTTGGAGTGAAGGTCCTTGGGGCGCTGATACTTTCTTTGTATTAGTTAATGGTACCTCTGCTACTACTGGGCTAGGCGAAGAAGCTACTATTGGTGAAGCAAATATAAGTCCTACAGGTGTACAAGGTTCAGGACAAGTTGGTAACGAAGGACTAATTACTAACAACGTAATAAGTATAACTGGACTACAAGGCACTACAGCATTAGGACAAGCTACACAGCAGACAGATCAAAACATCGATGTAGTTGGGTTTGGTTTAACTGCTACACTAGGTGATGAAAGCCTAATTACAAATAATGTAATTAGTATAACTGGACTACAAGGTACAACTGGACTTGGTGAAGAATCAGTTATTGCTGAAGGTAATGTAGACGTAACCGGTGTTAGTGCTACAGGACAAACTGGAACACCATCTATTACAGGTATAGCTAATGTCTATCCTACAGGCGTTCAAGGCACAACAGGACTAGGTGAAGAGTCTGTAGTAGCAAAAGCCACAGTATTCCCAACAGGAGTATCGGGTACAACAGGATTAGGCAGTGCTTCTGTAATAGGTAAAGCCAATGTCTATGTAACAGGGGTTCAGGGTACTGGACAAACACAAACATTTACTTTAGTTTGGGGTGAAATCGATACAACACAGACACCAAACTGGACGGAGATAGCAGCATGATAGTGGATGCAAAAGAAAAAAATGGTATAATTGTAAATAAATACGAAACACACCTAGAGTGTGCAAACTGTGGCATGGAAGTTGATGCCGAAGAATATAATTCAGGAACCTGCTCTGATTGTGGTACCGCGTGGGATGGAAAGAAACATATGGCCATTCACGTAACAAGTGTACCTGCAAGCGGTCAAACATCATAACATAAAGAGGTAAATAAAAATGGCAAGTACATATTCAGATTTAAAATTTGAGTTAATTGGTACTGGCGAACAATCAGGTACTTGGGGTGTTACAACTAACACCAACTTAGGAACAGCCATTGAAGAGGCTATCACAGGTTCAGCTGATGTTACATTCGCAAGTGCTACAGTAACTCTAACACTAACAGACACAAACGCATCTCAAACAGCACGTAATTTGAGATTAAACTTAACAGGTACATCAGGTGGAGCTCAAGACTTAATTGTACCTTCAATTGAAAAATTTTATTTAGTTAATAACGGATGTGCTGATGCAATTACAGTTAAGAACTCAACAGGCACAGGCGTAGCCGTTCCAGCGGGTAAAGCAATGTTACTATTTAATGATGCTACAAACGTTGTTGAAGGAGTTAACTATATTACAGCTTTAGAAACTTCAACTGCTACAATTGGAACCTTAACTTTAACTAATGATCTTACTGTACCAAATGGAGGTACAGGGGCTTCTACGTTAACTGGATATGTTAAAGGTAATGGTACTTCAGCATTTACAGCACAAACTGTACCTATTCCTGTAGCTGACGGAGGTACCGGCGCTACAACTTTAACAGCTAACAATGTTATCTTAGGTAATGGCACTTCAGCTCCTAACTTTGTTGCGCCTGGATCATCAGGTAATGTATTAACATCTAATGGTACAACATGGACATCTGCAGCTGCAGCAGCTTTTGATGCAGGTACATTGATGTTATTCCAACAAACAACAGCACCAACAGGTTGGACTAAACAAACAACCCATGACAACAAAGCATTAAGAGTGGTGTCTGGTACAGCATCATCAGGAGGTTCTGTTAACTTTACAACAGCTTTTGCTTCTCAAACTCCAACTGGTTCTGTGACTATTACCAGTGTTTCTGGTTCTGCTGGCAATACAACACTTTCTACACCACAAATTCCAAGCCATTCACATGTTATACAAACCCGAAGTCCCGCGGGGGGTGGTCCTATTGCAGCTATAGATGGTTTAAGTTCTTCTACACCAACCTTTGGAACTTATAATACCCTTAGTACAGGTGGAGGAGGTTCTCACTCTCACCCATTTAGTTTTTCTAGTGGTTCAGGTACTTTTAGTGGTAGTGCAATTAATCTTGCTGTACAATATGTAGACTTAATTATTGCATCTAAAGATTAATAGAAAGGTATAAATGAGAATTGAACAAGGAACGTTTTGTCCTTTAATTAAAAAAGAGTGTGTAGGCTTAAAGTGTGCGTGGTTTACTAGAGTACAGGGATTTGATAAAAATACTGGTAAAGAAGTAGATGAATACCAATGTGCTATAACTTGGATGCCTATGTTACTAGTAGAAAACTCTGGGACACAAAGAGAAACTGGAGCAGCTGTAGAATCATTTAGAAATGAAATGGTGAAAGCTAATGAAAATAGTGTTAGATTATTAGCCGAAACTGCAAAACAAAATTTATTAGGAGACAATAAAAAATGAGATTAATAATAATAAAAGAAACAGGCACTGTTGGTAAAGACGGTGAAACTTACGATGATTTAGATTTATCTTCGTGTAATTTACCAAATAATCTATGGGCGTTGCAATGGTATGATAACAATACTGGACATATAGAATATGATAGCCCTATGATTCAAAATGATGAAATAACAGAATTGCCAGATTGGACAAATGCATGTATTAATGTATGGCAAGCAGCTAAAGAAGCAGCGATTGCAGCGGCGGCGGAAAAAGTAGCAGTTATACACGCGGAAGAGGAAGCGGCGGCGGTTCAAGCCGCGGCAGAGTAAACTTCCAGTCATATCTAAAAAAGTATTAATTAATGAATCAAGATCTTGTTAATAATAACTATATTGTTATTGATAATTTTATTACTTTAAAACAAGCACAGGATTTATATACAAAATTTGTCAATGATATAAATAACAACTCAAACAATTTTGTTCGTGATCCACAATGCCCCCTTTCCTTTGCATCTTATAACTATAAAGATTTTTTAGCTTTGTTATGTGCAAAAGTACCATTTATGAATGATGTACTAAAAGAACCAATGTTACCTACATACGCATATTCTAGATTATATAAAAACGGAGAAGTTTTAAAACCTCATACTGATAGGCCTTCATGTGAAGTTAGTGTTACGTTACATCTAGGTGGCGATACTGATTGGGACATATGGTTTACAAAACCGAACGGTGAAACAAGTAGTTTTAATTTAAAACCTGGACAAGCTGCTATATATTTAGGTATGGTTTCTAGACATTGGAGAGAATCTTATAAAGGCAATAACTATGGACAAGTATTTTTACATTATGTAAGAGCTTACGGAGATCATTGGCAACATTATTATGATAGGATAAATAATGGATATTTTAGATAATTATATAAAAGTTATAAAAAACTTAATCCCTAATACCCTATGTGATCAAATTCTTACTGAATATGCAAATACTAATGATTGGGTAGATGCTAACACAGGCGGTGGAATACAGAAAAATATTAGAAACTGTCACACTATTGGATTATCACACAATAATATAATTAAAGACAGTGCTATAAGGAAAAAAATAGATGATGACTTATTTAATATAGCTAGTCAGTGTATTGAGAAGTATAATAGTAATCATACCCATGCACAAATAGCTGAAGATACAGGGTATGAATTACTGAGATACCGAGAAGGAGAATTTTATTCTCAACATGTTGATACTTTTTTACAAGCTCCTAGATTAGTAAGTTGTTCTATGCATTTAAATGACGACTATGAAGGTGGTGAATTTGCTTTCTTTGATAGGCAATTAAAATACAAACTTAACAAAGGAGATGTATTGATGTTTCCTTCTACGTTTATGTATCCACATGAAGTTATGCCTGTAACTCAAGGAACTCGATATTCAATAATTACATGGTTTAGATAATGATGGATTAGTAGTAAACAAAATTTAATAAAGAATGTATAATAATGCTTATAAGTCAATAGATTTGGGGCATTTAATTGAAAAATTTCGTTTGGTATCTCAGCGTTGCATTGGGCGTTGCTTTTGCTTTACTCGTAACAGAGTATGCTTTCGCTGGTGGAACTACTACCATAAAATATCAAGGCCAACCCGTCCCTTCAGCCATGGCACCGTCCATGTCTGCATTTTCACAAGATGTATGTGCTGTACCTGTTAGCGGCGGAGCTAACACAGGTGTCTTCGCGATTTCAGGGGGGACTGTTATGACAGACGATAACTGTGTGAGACTAAAGAACGCGAAGGCTTTACATGACATGGGCCTCAAGGTAGCAGCAGTGTCGTTGCTCTGTAAAAACCCAGATGTCTGGGACGCTATGGAAATGTCTGGCAGTCCATGCCCTGTTGGTGGTTCAGTCGGCGATGCAGCAAGATTAGCCTGGTGGGAACTAGAACCTGGTAGATTTAAAAAACTATATGGTCAGAACTATGAGGTAAAAAAGCCTGAGGTAAAAGATGAAGAAGCTACTACTTACCCTTATAATCCTGACAACGTGGAGTAATTATGGATATACGTGGAGTTGTGGGTTCAATCAAACAGAAGACGGTTGGTATCTGGATGGCAGTATGCAATGCGACGGTATTGAAGTGTCAGTGGCTTTGGAAGATCACTATTGCACATGGTTCCGACCTGATGACCCATACTGTTCAACATTTGCAACAGAGCCTATATGTAGTGACACAGTGGAGTATAGAACGCTTGCATGTACTGAGCCTAACACTGTTGGTGTGGTTAACCAAGTTAGGGATTATTATTGTCAAACCAATGCATTCGGTCCTTGGATCACTACTTCAGAAAATTGTAGCCCAGCACCAGCGACTTGTATTGATACTGCAGAAAGTAGGGAAATAGCATGCGATTCAGGTTACGAAGGAACAATAACTCAGGTAAGACAGTTCAACTGCTCAACTCCTTACTTAGACGGGGTTTGGACAGACTGGGTAGAAACAAACAGAAGCTGCGCGATGAGCGTAACGGATCCCGTATCGCCGCTATCAACGACTATACCCCAAGCAACTTCGGATGGTTCTTCAACAGACCCAGTAAACCAAGTCTCCACGAGTGTACAACCTCCAGCAATAGACAATGTAACTGCACCGGAGAATGCGCAGGTGTTGACGACGACTATGCCAGATTTGGTGCAGCCGAAGGAGGAGTCTTCCGAGACCCAACCGAAGCAAGAACAGACGAAAGAAGAAAAGAAAGAGGATACTACGAACAGCTCAGAAGAAACCGAATCGCAGCAAGAATCAAAGCAAAGCGAAGAAGAGAAGGACGAGAAAGAAGAGCAAGCGCCTGAGGTACCAAAAGGCAAAGAATTAGTTCCAGGGTTTGGTATTACCATGTCACTGGATGTTTTAAACAACGGCATTCAGCTGCAAGAAATACAGTTAAACGAAGTTTTAACTCTTATACAGGAACAAGAATATGGAACACAACAAAACATTCTCCTTGACTTTATCTTCCCGGACGATGTTAACTCTGGTCTTAACAGCATTGCCGATTTTAGGTGGAGGAGCTTATTACGGGATAACCCTCTACAACAAGATGCTTTCGGTGATTAATAAGTTTGACGCTAATAAAATAGAACTGTTACAAGATGCATTAAATGACCAACGTGAGAGATATGTTGAGCTGATGCAAACTAATATTAGATTACAAGAAAAAGCAAGTGAGGCTATAGCTTTAGCCCGTGAAGCAAAAGCAGTTAGTTCAGGTACGTCACGCGAAGTAGAGGCAGCGTTATCTAGTATTAGAAGTGAGGTTAAGTCGCAAATAGATGGCGTTAATGATAAAATGAGAGCATTACAAAAAGCTACAACTAACCCATTAGCTAAATAAGGAGTATAAATGTTAAGTATTATTTCAGGTATATTAGGTTTCGCAACGTCAGGTTTACCAAGCGTATTAGATTATTTTAAAAATAAAGGTGACCAAAAACATGAACAAGCGATGGCAAGACTGGAAATGGAACGAGCCATGGAAATGGCTAAAGCTGGCTTTGCGTCTCAAGAACGCATCGAAGAGTTCCGAACGGATCAAGTCGAGATGGAAACCTATGCGCAAGAAAGACTTGCACTATACAAACACGATGCTGAAATCTCGCAAAATGCGTCTACTTGGGTTATTAATCTCCGTGCTAGTGTTCGCCCCGTTATCACCTATCTTATGCTTTTTGTTCTTTTATTTGTGGATATAGTAGGTTTGATATGGGCAATTAAATCTGGAGTAGACTTTGCTACTGCGATGGAAATAGTTTTTAGTAACGAAGAGATGGCAATCTTTGCAAGTATTATAGGGTTCTGGTTTGGAAGTAGGAGATGGGATAAAAAATAGTGAAAACATCAGACACAGGGATACACCTCATCAAGTATTTCGAGGGGGTTAAGTATAAGCCATACATGTGCAGTGGAAATGTATGGACGGTTGGCTGTGGGCATGCACTATATCCTAGACAATTAGTAATGAATTTAGCTGATAGAGCTAAGTTTGATTTAAAACCAGAAGATAATAGAATTTGGACGAAAGAAGAGGTAGATGGATTACTTAAATACGACTTACAACGCTTCGAGCTGGGAGTACTTCGTCTGTTGGGTACTGTGCAACCAAAGCAGTCTGAGTTTGATGCTCTTGTCAGCTTTAGCTTTAATCTTGGTTTGGGAACATTTCAGCGCTCGACAGTTCGGTCGGCATTTCTCCGTGGTGATAAAACGCGTGCTGGAGAAGTTCTTTTAAAGTATTGTCGTGCAGGTGGTCGTGTATTAAAAGGATTACAAAGACGTAGAATGGCAGAACATGCTATGTTTATGTCTGGAGCTTAATATGGCATTAAAAAAATTAGCTTTTCAACCAGGTCTTAACACAGATAGAACTAATTACGCTGCTGAAGGTGGCTGGTATGACTGTGACAAAATTAGATTTAGACAAGGTTTTGCTGAAAAAATAGGTGGTTGGACTGTAATAAACTTTGACCAATATAAAGGTGATGCACGTAGTTTATATACCTACGGCACAACAGATGGTTCAGAAATTGTAGGTATTGGTACTGACCAAAAGTTTTATGTAATGGGCGGTACAACTTTATATGATGTTACTCCTGTTAGAGCTACGTTTACTACACCTGACACGGATAACTGTTTTGATACAACAAGTGGTTCTACTACAGTAACCGTAAATATTAATTCTCATGGAGCATCAGATGGTGACTATGTTACTTTTAGTGGGGCTACCGCTGTTGGAGGCATCGCTGCTGGCGATTTAAATAAAGAGTTTCAATGCCAAAATGTATTAGGTAATAGCTTTGAAATAACAGTTGATACCGCTGCAACGTCTACTGTATCAGGTGGAGGTGGCACAGCCATTACAGCAACTTTTCAAATATCTATTGGGTATTCTAATCTAACAGCAGGGTATGGTTGGGGTGCTGGTACTTGGTCACGAGGTGCATGGGGTTCGGGTGCTACAACTCCAGTGCTTTTCCCAGAACGACTTATCTTTCAAGATCAATTTAATAACGATTTAATATGGAATATTCAAGACGGAACTATATATTATTGGGACTATGACTCCACTTTTTCAAATATTTCAGTAGCTCTTAATACATTATCTGGTTCTCGTGCCGTACCTACTCAAGTTGGTAAATCTATGTTTGCATCAAGTGGACATTTATTAGCGTTAGCTTGTACAGAATATTATAGAGATACGACAGCAGGAATTACAATATCAAGCATTACTAATGTAGGAACTACAGCAACAATAACAACAGCGTCACCTCATGGATTAGATGTATTAGACTGGGTTGAGTTTAGTGGACAAACACCTGTGCAATATCAAGGTGAATACCAAGTTGTTACAGTACCAAGTACAACTACATTTACAGTTACTTTAATAGAAGACCCAGGTGGTAGTGCTTCTGTAGTGGGGACTTATGTTTCTATTGACTATACTACTGGCGCTGAATATGACCCTTTATTAATTAGGTGGGCTGACGTTAATGCAGATACAGGACCTGTTCCAGAAGAATGGAAACCGACTATAACAAATACAGCAGGGTTTTTACGAGTTAAAGGTGGTTCTAAAATTGTCACAGGATTTAACACTAGACAAGAAACTCTCGTATACACAAACCGTTCTTTAAATTCATTACAGTTTATTGGCACGGGTGAAGTATTTTCTATACAACAAATATCTGACAGTATTAATATAGCTGGACCTAATGTGATTGCTGAAGCAAATAACGTTGTAATGTGGATGGGTCATGATAAGTTCTTCTTCTATGATGGTCGAGTAAATACCTTACCTTGCACAGTAAAACAACATGTATTTGACAACATAAATCTAAATCAAGGCGATATATTCTTTGCAGGGCTTAATGGTGAGTTTAATGAGATTATATGGTTCTACTGTTCAGCATCATCTAATACTATCGATAAATATGTTATCTATAATTACCAAGAACAACTTTGGTATTTTGGTTCATTAAATAGAACTTCTTGGTTTGATTCACAGATACTTAAATATCCTATTGCTACAAGTGGTGGGTATGTTTACAAACATGAAGATGGTGTAGATGATGGTCAACCAAACGGTGCAGCTCCTCAAGCTATAACTGCATATATTCAGTCAGCAGACATGGCAATAGAAGATGGAGAAAGATTTGTATTAACTAAGAGAGTTATACCTGATGTGAATTTTACTAACTCTGAACAAATAAACCCAGTCACTGCAGCGTCTCAAACACCAGAAGTAGAAATGACTGTAGGAGTAAGAAACTTCCCAGGCGCAGCTAACTCAACTGATGACGTAGCAGGGAATACATTAACAAGAGATGTTATAACTACAGCAAGTATAGATCAGTATACAAACCAAGTCTTTGTGAGAGCACGTGGTCGTCAGATGAACTTTAAAATATTGTCTGACACAGTAGGAACACAATGGGAACTTGGTGCAGTTCGAGTTGACTTCAAACCAGATGGCAGGAGAGGTTAATGGCTAGAAAGATAATTCCTGTTGCTACGCCTAACTTAATTGTCGCACCAAACGAGTACTCTAAAAGTCGAGAAGAACAACTTAATAATGAACTACGTCTATACTTTAATAGATTAAATGGTAATATAAACACCATAGCTGATACAGCTGGAGGAGCTTCAATTAGTTTTCCTCACATCGTGGCTTATTCAGATGCAGATCAGATAGCTGGTGGAGATGACACTCCTACACTGGTTGCTTTTAATAATGTAGCAGATAATGTAGGATTTACATTTAATACAGATGGTACGGCTAATGCTTTGTTTGATGGCACTTACAAAATTGAGTATAGATTACAAGCAGTAAACACAGCAAACGTAGCTCTAGACGCAGTAGTTTGGTTACAAGTTAACGGAGAAGATGTTCCTGATTCTGCAACTAAATACACTCTCCCTGCTAGAAAAAGTGCAGGGGTATATTCTTTTACTATATTAGCAAGTTTTGTATCATGGGAGTCGTTAGAAAATGATAAATTTGCTTTGTATTGGGCAACTGAACAAGCTTACGAATCAGGTGTACAAGATGGCATCTATTTAGAAGCAACAGCAGCACAAACAAGCCCTTATGCTCACCCAGAGATACCTTCATCTTATGGGGTTATACAGTATATTGGACGTGAATAAAGGTTTATACGTAGCACATTTAATGGTATTATACAACTTATTAACAGGTTAATTTTATGGATAGCAAAAAACAAGCACAAGGCATAGCCTCTTTAGGTCGTTATGGTGATACTACGTTGATGCATATGCGTCCTGACGAGGTAGAACAACTCACGGCTATATCAAGAGCTAACGGCGGCGACATTACAATCAACCCTAAAACAGGAATGCCAGAAGCGTTCTTAGGTGACTTCATAGGTTCTTTACTACCAATGGCAGCTGGTGCTGCAGCTAATTACTTTGTTCCTGGTAGTGGGTTTATGGCTAAATATGCTACACCGTTTATAGCTGGTGCTACAACTAAAGCCATTCAAGGAGATACCGACTTAGGAAGCTTAGTTATGGGAGGTCTTGGAGGTCTTGGAGGAGCTAGTTTAGGAAAAACTATTCAAGGATATGGTACACAAGGTGCTGAATTAGCAGGCACAGCAGCTGATGTAGCTGATGACGCAGCTTTAAATCAAGTAACATCTAAAGGTTTAGAAGCTGGTACAGACATGACTAGAGTTTACCAACCAACTAATACAGCAATAGGACCTAACATGAATCAGGTAAATCCTGTAGGTAATGTAGGAAATGTAGCAAATGCACCTAGACCTGTATTTAATCAAAATACATTTGGGTTTAAACCTACTGATACTACAATGGGTCCTGATTTAACAAGAGGTACAACGTTTGATTCTGGTAGAGTTTTACCACCATTACAAAATAATATACCTACAACAGCCGTAGAACCACAAGGTTTTTTAACTAACGCTACAGATAATATTAAGTCAGGTATACAGTCTATTACAGATACACTAGGAACTACAGCTAAACAATCAAGCGAAAACTATGGGAAAGCATTTGATAGACTAAGCCAAGAAGGTATTGGAGATTATTTAAGTTATGCAGGTGATGGCGATAAATTTATAGGTGGTATAAAAACAGCATTACCAATTGCTGGCGCAGGCTACGAAGCATATCAAAAATCATTATATAAAAACTTACCTACATACGAATCTTCAACGGCAGGGATGTATGACCCTACAAGACGTCTTAATTTAGGTATGGACACAGGACTTCGTTTATTAGCACAAGGTGGCGAAGTTAGAAAGTTTCAGCTAGGCGGATCAACAAGTCCTTATCCTCCAGGTCATCCATTTAATCCAATCTCAGCAGGACCTCCACCAGAGTATGGTAAGGTTGATGTAGGAGGTAACTTTGTAAAAATAAGTGATAAACCTGGTGAAGGTTTAATGTCTAAAACAGACTATTATGATACATATAAATTTAAAGAACCTGGATACACGCCTGAAAAACAAGAAGAAGATAGTGGTGAAGATATGGAGGCTATTAACAAAGGCGCTCAGGCAGGTATGAGTATAACTCCAGCTACAGCATTAAATCTTGCACAAGGATATGCAGACACACAACAATCTGATTTAAACCAACAAGGTTTAGGTGGATTAAAAAAAGGTGGGGCAATTAAATACCAACAAGGTGGTCAAACAACTGCTGAAACAAATACAGCAAAAGTAGCAACTCCTCCTCCAGTAGGGGCTATGGAAATGGTTTTAGCTAAAAAACAAATGGAAGAACAAGGTGTTCCAGCAGGTATTAATATTGGAGCCATCAAAGCACAAGCAGCAAATGCTGGTATGAACGAAGGTGGTATAGCTCAGTTAGCTCAAGAAACACCAGATGATGGTAAAATGTTAAATGGTGAAGGCGATGGCGTAAGCGATGATATTCCTGCTATGATAGAAGGTGAACAAGAAGCTGCGTTATCAGACGGTGAATTTATAGTACCGGCAAGAATCGTATCTGAATTGGGTAATGGTTCATCAGATGCTGGAGCACAAAAGTTATATGAAATGATAGATAGAATCCAAGCTGCAAGAAAGCAGACTATGGGTGATGACAAACAATACGCGAAAGATACAAACGCAGAAAGGTTTCTACCTGCTTAATGCAAGTTAAAAAGTTACTCGGTGAACGAGTATTTGGAAAAGCGTTTCATAAGCATTCGCTTTTAGGTGACAAAAAGTTTTTTGACCCCTTTGTTTTTCCAGTAGCTAAAGAGCTTAAGGATAACTTTGAAGAGGTTCAAGAAGAAATAAAGGATATATTAAAGAGCTATAATAACTTGGTCGTGTTTCAAGATGTATCACCAAACCAAGCATATATCCCAAAGGATGACGGCTGGAGAATGTTTTTCTTCAAAGCTATGGGAATTAGGTTCAAACGCAATGAAAGGTTTGCCCCTAAAATAACAGAAATACTGAGTAAATATAAAGACATACAATCAGCTTATATATCAGTATTAGGACCAAAAAGTTATTTAAACCCACATAAAGGTCCGTGGTCAGGAATATTAAGAATGCATTTAGGTGCAGTAGTTCCAGGAAACAATGACTGTACATTGTTGGTAGAGCAAGAACCCTACCACTGGAAAGAGGGTGAGTTGGTGTTGTTTGATGATACCTTTGACCATATGGCAATAAATAATACAGATAGTCCAAGAGCCATATTGTTTTTAGATATTATGAGACCCCTGCCACAACCCTGGAAGTTTTTTAATTGGCTGTGCAGATGGATTTCATTATGTACACCATACATAGTCAGTGCTTATTTTAGGCATAAGAAGTGGGAAGAAAGGTTTTATAGATGCAAGTAACTTTTGTACCACACGAACATATTGAAATGATATGGCCTAAGATAGAAAGTTATATGAAGGGAGCAGCTGATTATACATACGGTCGATTTACTGTAGATAATATAAAAAAAGATCTATTAGAAAAACAAGACTCGCAACAGTTATGGATTGCATTTGATAGTGATGGGTTTTATGGAGCTGTAGTAACTGAGTTATGGCAGTATCCACAGATAAAAACACTAATTATGCATTTTACAGGAGGCAGAAAGCTTCTTAAATGGAAACAACCTATGCTGGAAATATTGCAAAAGTTTGCAAGGGATAATGACTGTGAGATAATAGAGTCATATGGTCGACCAGGATGGGAAAAAATATTTAAACAAGATGGATATAAAAAACAATTCATATTTTATGAATTACCTGTGGAGTAGGTTAACATGATTTCTTTACTAAAAGTTTTTAAAATTGTTTTTGGTCTAGACCAAGACTTCTTTACGTTCTATGGTGGAGGTAAAGGCGGCGGTGGTGGTGGTGGTCAACAAACTACTAAATCGGTGACTACTAATCTACCTGAATACGCACAACCATTCTACGAAGAGTTACTAAAACAATCTGGTAAACAAATTTATGAGACTGATTCTTCAGGAGCAGTAACTGGTGTCAAGCAATTTCAACCATATACAGGACAACGTGTAGCTCCATTTAGTGCAGAACAACAGGCGGTACAAACAGAAGTAGCTGGTATGACTACACCAGGTCAGTTTCAAACTGCAGCAGGTACATTAGGTACGGTAGGTCAACAAGCAGGTACAGCAGCTCAACAAGGTTTAACTCGAGCACTAGCTTACCAACCAGGTACAATTACTCCACAACAAATACAAACTGGTCAATTTACTCAGCCTGGTATTGCTCAAAGTTATATGGACCCATATACACAAGCTGTTGTTGATGTACAAAAACGTGAAGCTCAAAGATTAGCAGACATTCAAAAATCACAAGCTGCGATGGGTTCTATTGGACGAGGTACATTTGGTGGTGGTCGTGAAGCTTTAATGACAGCAGAGCGTGATCGTGCTACTCAAGACTTACTAAATAAAATACAAGCTGAAGGTGGTTCAAGAGCTTTCCAACAAGCTCAACAAACATTCCAAGCGGACCAAGCAAGGCAATTACAAGCAGCACAAGCTAACCAAGCGGCTCAAATGCAAGCGGCTCAACTAGGACAACAAGCTCAACAGTTTGGTGCAGGTCTTGGCAAAGATGTCGGTCTAGCTGGATTAGGTACAGGGCTAGAGACTGCAAAAGCAACAGGGCAGTTAGGTGCTACAGAGCAAATGGCAAATCTAGAACGATTGAAGGCACAAGCAGCATCAGGCGCAGAGAAACAAGCATTACAACAAGAGATTGATAACTTGGCATACCAACAGTTTAGAGAAGAACAAGATTTTCAAAGAGGTCTGTTGGAGTATCAATCAAATATTCTACGAGGTACTGCAGGTGCTCTTGGTTCTACTCAAGTGGCTTACGCTCCAGCACCAACGTTAGCATCACAACTAGGTGGTCTAGGTCTAGCAGGTCTAGGTTTATATAACATTCTAGGTAAGGGTTAAGATTATGTTAGAAGAAAGATTTGCAAGTCATTTAAGAGCTAGAGATGCAAACGGTAACTATATAACTAGCAATGAAAAGTTACTTAATTATCTACAAGATCCAGGCACTATCCCTAGTATATTAGTGTTAGGTGAAGTAGAACGTCGTCAAGTAGAAAATAAACAAAAACAACAAATGGAAGCTCAAGCAGCGGGTCCTATGCCTACAGTAAAAGACCAAGCATTGATGCAACAAGCTAATGCTCAAAATATGATGACAGGTGGTATTGATAATCTAGGCGCACAAAGACCTGATATGACTAATGTACCTCAGCCAACTGAAATGGCAGCTGCAGATAGAGCAGCTATGCCAGGTTTACCTGCACTTGCAAAAGCAGGTGGTTATGTAGCAGACTTTAAAGAAGGGGGCGTAGTTGGTTATGCTGAAGGTGATTATGTTGTTAGAGGTCCGTTTGAAAGAGGTTTTCTTGGTGAGGCAAAAGCTTCAGACATAATGAGTGAAATAAAAAAACAAGAAATACTTAAGAAACTTGAAGAAGAAAATAAAAAAGATTTAACACTTCATACTAAACCTACTGCTGAACAAGCTATGATTAAAGAAAAAATGAGAACTCAGTTCCCAGAGTTTTTACCGGATATAATAGAAGAACAGCAAAAAATAGATAAAGAAGCTGCTCAAGATAAAATGTTAGGTGGACTAGATAAAGACACTGACTTAGATGTTGATAGATTTAGATTTGATAAAAACTTTGATGAAATGAGAATGGACGATCCTGCTGAATATAGAGCAAGAATGGAAAGAGAACGTGAAGAAGCATTAGGTCCATCTCCGTTTGGTGAAGCTATAGAAAAAGAAGCGTCACGCTCTGAAAAAGCACAAGCTAGGAAGAAAGACTTTGTAGTTGGTGAGTTCTTAATGAACTTAGGTAATGCTGTAGGTCAACAAATACCAGGTCAAGCAATAGACTTAACCAGATCAATTGACAGATTATCTCAAGGCAACAAAGAGTACTTTGATATGATTAAAGATGATGAAAGATATGCATTAGAACTGCAAAAACTAAATAGAGCAGAAGAAGATGCAGGATTTAAATTTGGTGTTGATTCAGAGGAACGAGCAAGAATTAATAATCAAAAAGTTGGGCTTGAAGCTGTTAAAACTCAAATTGAGTATGATAAGATGGCTAATGAGCTTAAGAAAGCAGGAATCAGTGCAAGTGCTTATAGGTCTTACATAGACTTTGGTTTAAAAGCTACGAACCAAAACTTATCTATATTTGAAAAAATAGAAGACAGATTAAAAGAAGATAACAAGGGTATTTATAATCAAATAAGGCAACTTGAAACTATAGCTGGAACTAAAGATGGTTTGAATGCTAATCAAAAAATTAGACTAGATGAACTAAAAGCTCTTTATGATGCTAAACGTAGAGAATTAATTAAAGCCTACGAAGGTCGAGGAGTGATTCAAAGTTCATCAGATAGAAGTACGGTTACTACAAATAGAAATCCTGTAATGCCGCAATATAATCCTCAAGACCCAGCAGGCATATTATCTGGCCCTAAGTTTTAATTAAAAACTAAATAAAATGGATATTAACGAGTTTAGAAAACAGTACCCGATGTACAACAATTTGTCAGATGCCGATCTGACTCAAAGACTCTATGATACTCATTATTCTGATAAGTTAAGTATGGATGAGTTTGTCAGTAAATTTATACCTGGCGGACAACCTGAACAACCTATAACAGGACAAGAACCTCAACCACTTCCAGCAGATGATGACTCTAGTGATTTTATTAGAGGTATTAAGTCTTATATTCCACAACAAAAAGAATTAATTGGCGGTGCTCAGGTATTAACAGGTAAGGCATTTGGTTCAGCAGACATGATACAGTCCGGTCTTGACCGAATGGACCGCGCACAAAAAGAACAAATTCCACTATCTAAAGAAACAGACTCATTTACTGCCGCACTCAACAAAGGTTTAGGTACTGTATTAACTGACTATATACCGTATGTAGCTGGTCAAGGTGTAGGTATGATTAGTGAAGCTTTGTTGTCAGGTGTAGTTGGCGCTATGGTAGGAAGCGCTGTGCCTGGAGCTGGTACAGTATCAGGCGGTATATCTGGTCTAGTTGCAAAAAATCTAGTTAAAAAAGGCGTTAAAGAAGCAGCCGAAAAAATAGCAAAAGAATCTGGACAAGAAGCAGCTGATAAATTTGTAGAAAAAGAAATTAAAAAATTCATGGCTACAGAAACAGCTCAAAAAACAGTTAACAAAGAAATAGGTAGAAGATTAGGGTATGCTCAGTTAGCTGGAAGATACGGTACAGGTGAAGTAACATCTCGTGCAGTAGATGAAGCTATTGCAGGTATAGATGACCCTCAAGAAAAAATAGAAAAAATACAAGAATTAAGTACAAGTAAACTAGCGGGTTTAAGTGCTGCTCATGCATTAGCAGACTATCTAGGTATTAAAATCGGTCTTGGTGCATTAGAAGGATTAGCTGCTCCTACACGAAGTATGCTACTAAATATAGCTAGAAATATTGGTATTACAGGTTTACAAGAAGCACCAGTAGAAGTTGTACAAACTATGATAGAAAGGTATGGAGCAGATTTACCGTTAGCAGATAGACAAGCTTTACAAGAATATATAGATGCTGCTGCAGGTGGATTCTTTATGCCTATCATACCTGCTACTATTGGTGGTATTAGAACGCCTAAACCTACAACAGAAGTAACTGATGAAGAAACACAAGAGGTGCTAGGTGCTGAAGTAGAAGAAAAACAACCTACTAACAAACTTATCGATAAGATAGAAATTAAAAGAAAAAAAGATAGAGAGCAACAAGAAGTTACTGCATCAGAAGCAGCAGATGATATAATAAATTCACAAGAGTCTATTAATGAGCCAGAGACTACTCAGCAAGAAGATATACAAGCTCAACAAGATTTATTTGATTCACAACAACAAATAATCCAAACGCAGCAAGAAACAGAAGCAGAGCAGCTTGATATGTTTCCGCCTCAAATGGACTTATTTGAAGGAGAAGAAGATGCTGGAATTGACAGACGAACAGATCTCAGAGGCGATGAAGTTCCTGGAGAACCCACGCCAAGCATTACCGAAGAACCTGGAGCACCTGAACGACCTTCAGTGGTTAGCAGTGGAGGCGCTTTTGACACAGCTTCTGGAAGAACAATCACAAACAACACTACATTAAAACGTAATGATGTATTAAATTTTACAGATGAAGAATTAAGAAAATCAGCAAAACTATTTGTAAACAACCCAGATAACTTGTCTATTATAGCCAGAGAACAAGCTAAAAGAAGAAACACTAGAGAGAAACAAAAAACAGATTCTGTAGACAGAAATCAAAAGATAGATAATTTATTAAATAACATACCTTCAAAAAGAGAACCAACAGATGCAGAATTAGCAGAGTATGAAGAGCGAAGAAAAGACTCTCCTAACTATACTCTTGAACAATATATTGCTGAACAAGACTTTTTAAAAGCACAAAAAGATAATCCTGGACTTACTTTTGGTAAATTCTTACAAGACTACTCAAGCCCTACACCACCTGTAATTACAAGAAGAACAGAATATGACCAGTACGGTAACCCTATTCAGTTTGAAAGTACTGACCCAGAAGCTAACCTAAAAGTTACAGAAAATGCAATAATAAAAACTACACCTAACTCTGTATTTGATAGTAATTTAAAACCAAAAGTAACTAAGTATCAAACAGACAACAACCTACAAGAAACTCACATAATCAAAGAAAATGTAGATGCAGAAGGCAATGTAGAAAGTTTTAGTTTAGTACCTAGAGATACACTAGATAATACTTCAGTAGAATCAGTAGCAAAATACTTTGCAAGAAATTACATTAATACAAAAGAAGCATGGAATAAAAGAGAAGATGCTAAACCTAAAGCTAGTGAAGTGCGTTCCTTCCTAGAAAAAAATCTATCCAAAGAACAGTTCCAAGAAATAAATAAAAGAAAAGAATACTCAACTATAGCTGATGCAGCTTACAAATTGATGTATAAGAAAACATCAGGTATAGCAGGTATTAGAGAAGAACGAGTACGACGTGAACAAAAATATAATGATATAGCTAGAGAGCAAGGCGGTATACAACCTTTAAATGCTCTGTTCACGGAGACGTTTGAAAAGACAGGGGCTATTGAAGAAGATGTGCCAGCACCATACGAAAGATCTCGTGACTTTGCAGAACAAAGAGCTGAAGCAATAAAAGACTGGGCATTTGAAGCAGCTAACGATGAGTATGGGCTAAAAGATAAAAACGCGATAGATAAGCAAATACAAAAATTAGCAAAAGAAAGAGGATATGAAGAAGGCGAGTTTTCTATCAATGACCCATTAGACTTTATAGACCAAGAAGAATATAACACTATAGTTAACGAAGCGCCAAACGTAAAAAGCAAAATTGAACTAGATAAATTTAATGATAAGAAAAAAATACGAGACGAATTTGCAAAAACATTTAATGCTAGAGAAAAAGCTGTAGCGGATAGAATGAAAAATACCTATGATGGAATGGCAAGAATTATAAACAAGTCAGGTAACGCAACTAAAGTAATTGGTCAAAAAACATTAAATGAAAGAAAAGAAAAAGCTCAGTTAAAAAGAATAGAAAAAGAACAAGAAGCCGCTAAACAAAGAAAACGTGGTGCAGGTATGAACTACACTACGCCATTAACGCCTGCTCAACTACAAGCTTTAGAAAATAAAAATACAACTGATTCAAATAACGACGTGATGGAGGCTATAAAATCAGGTAAGTCTATAGCAGAAATTTTAAAAGTCATAGCAGGCAAAGCAACAGCAAAACTTAACTCTACTCAAACAGTCGCTAACATGCTAGCTAAAGTTATATCTAAAATACCAGGATATAACACTAAAATAAAATTAGGTGTAGTTAGAGGTGATAGGTTTGCACACTTTGATCCACGAACAAACACTATTGTTATAAACAAGAAAGTAGAATTTAGTGACTCTTCTGGCAGAGTAGAATCGCTGGGTAGGATAGTAGTACACGAAGTTATGCACTCTATGATGGACCATATTATTGACAATAGAAGTGTGCTACCACTAAGTCTACAAAAAGAACTAGACACGTTAGAAAAACAATATGAATATGTGTCTCAAACTTTAAACCCAGTTACACTAGAACTGTTTGGTATAGATTCATTTAAAGAATTTGTTGCTGAGATGTTCTCTAGCGAAGAAGTGCAAAAACTAGTTGGTACTCTAGGTAGGTCTAAAAAAGAAAGAGAATCTGACATATTTAAGAAAACGTACGGTGATGGGAAAGTTTCAGGTTTCTTAAAAGACATGGCTAACTTTATACTTAAAACTATAAGAACGCTTGGAGGTTTTACTCCAGGAATAACTGCCGCAACTACGCTTCAATCTATTGAAAATATAATTACATCAAAAGAATATGTACCAGCTAGTGAAACATTACAAGGTAAGGGTATATCCTTTGCACCTAAAAAAGCTAAAGACATAGTGGACTCTACGCCTACACAAATAAGAGAAGAAAATAGAAAAGGAGCTAAAGACATAGAGTATAGAAGCTGGTTTAACCGGTCATATAACACTGTAAAAGGCATTTTATTTGGCAATGAAAAAGTAAGAACTAATTTAATTAGACTATTCCAAAACGATAGAATTGCAATAAAAAATATACAAGATTTTGCAGATAATGCAGGAGTTTTAATACGAGGTGGTAAGTACTTTAATAATATATTTGACCAAATTACAACTTCTTTAGGTAGAGCAGATGTACTACTTAAAACCTATACTAAAGAACCAATAGATAGATTTGTAACATTATTTACAGAGTATTTAAATTATGTAAAACAATCGCAGTCTGAAGCAGTAGGAGATTTACAATCATGGCTCACAGCATTTCATGAAGCAGAAAGAAGGCACGTAAAATTTATTAAGTTTGTGCCACTAAGCACAAAACAAAATATAAAATTAGCTTCAGGTGAAATGGTTAGTGCTGCTGCATTAAGAGAAAAAATATTTAAAATATTAACAACTAAAACTAATCTATCAGATGCTGAAATACAAACTTTAAGAGATACACTAGAAACTTTAGCTTCTAAATACAAGGACTCAAACGGACTAAGTTTTGAAGGTGCTAAATATAAGTCAATAGATGAAAATGATTTAGAATATAGTGTTGTAGGTAAAGGCGGCGGTAAGGGTCCTTTAACAGTTGCTGAAAGAGAAGCATTGATAGATGAATATAATAATCTACCTGCAAGACAAAGACAGATTATAGAAAAAATGAGAATAGCTTTAAAAGATATACAAGCAGCTTCTATCGAATTAAACCGTATGTCTAACTATTTACCACAACAAGGTTTAAATATAATTAAATTATATGGGTGGGAAAATTATATACCATTAAAAGGTAAAACAGAAACTAAAGATGACTTTGACGAATCGTTAAACCTGCAGGGTAAAAGATTATCAGGCGACTTAAGAAGACTAGAAAACACTTTTGAGGGTGGACAACAAGATGCTACAGACCCATTTGTTCAGATATTAGTAGACGCAACTATTGCCGGAGCAAGAGCAGGTAGAAGAAAATTAACTCAAGCAATCAAAAATGCTGTTCTTACACAAGTAGATTATGTAGACAAAGATGGTAAGAAAGTAAAACAAAAATTATTAGACGGAAAAATAGTAGCTACATTTAGCTACGAAGATAGATACACAGGTAAAATTAAAGACGAAGAAGCTTTAAATAAAAGAAATAGAATACTACACTATAACCCTGATGGTTCTATAGATATTATTGAGATAAAAGATGTTGCTGCATTAGAAGCTATACGACGTACATATAGAGATTCACACCCATTACTAGATTTAGCAAACGGTATTACTGGTGCTCTTGGTCAGTTACATACTAGATTCAATCCTGCTTTCCCAGTATTAAACTTTGTTCGCGATGCTTTAACTAATGCATACAATATAGCTGCTGATGTAGGAGCAAAAGAAAGTTTTGAATATTTAACTCTTATAGCAGAGCAAGTAACTAAAGGTGGTTTAAAAGATACTTCTACAATAGCTTATTTATTTGTTGACGGTAATACTAAAGCTATAGATAAATATGTTAAAGACCAAGCTAAAAAAGGAAATACTTATCCTCAAGATGTGATGGAGTACCTAAACGAGGGGGGTAATATCGCTTATGTTCAAGGTTTATCTGTTGCTGGTATGATGAACAACCTAGGTAAAAAACTAAATAAAAATGCAATAATAGACACTAAAGAAGATATTACTCAGTTCTTTGATGGCTTAATGCTTACATTTGAATTAGCATCTCGTATCGCAGCTTACCGTACAGCTAAACAGGATTTTATAGCTCAAAACAAAAACAAATATGGTAAGGCTCAATTAGAAGAAGCAGCAAGAGAATATGCAACTGGGTACGCTAAACGTATGGCAAACTTTGAAGAGACTGGTGAATACGGTAGAGCTATGGGTGCATGGTTTATGTTCTTCAGACCAGCTGCTACTGGTGCAGTGAGAGCATTAGAGTCTATAGGACCAGCCTTAAGACGATGGAAAAATGTAGAAGCTCAACTACCAGAATATATTAAGAATGACCCACAAAGATTAGCAACATATAAAGCTAAGTTTGAAAAACGACAACAAGCAGCTCAAACAGTTATGGCTAGTGCAATAGGTATGGGAATGGCAGTTTATGCATTAGCAGCAGCATTATCAGGTGACGACGATGATGGTAAAAACAAAACATTTGGCGATGACTTAAGAAGATGGACTCGTTTTGCTAGATTTGCTATACCTGGTACAGACATGGTAATACAAATACCTTGGGGTTTTGGTAACGGTGGATTAGCAGCTATTGGTGCTCAATTAATGGGTTTAGGGTTAGGAAGAGAAAATTCAGGTAAAGAAGTAATGGGTAATCTTATTGAAATAACTATGGATTCTTACCTACCATTACCAGTATCAAGAATTAATCCCTTTGGTGGAGATATAAGAAATACTGCAGCATTTTTAATAGACTCTTTTGCTCCATCAGTTTCAAGACCAGTATTAGAGTATGCCTTAAATATGAACGCTTTTGGTCAACAGATATATAATTCAAGAAAATCTAGAGTAGGCGATGCTTATACTGGTGGAGATAACATACCTGATATGTATAAAGATGCAGCTATATATTTAAGTGAGATAACTGAAGGTGCTATCGACTGGAGTCCTAATGTTATGTTCTTCTTTGCAAACAACTACGCAGACGGTATTACACGAATAGCTCAAAACACGTATGGTCTTGGACTAACAATAGCAGGACAAAAAGATTTTGATCCTAAAAGAGATTTACAAGTATTTGATAGTTTTATATCAAACGTGTCAAAACCAGACCAAAGAGCTTTTACTAGAATTAAAAATATAGTAGATAGGAAAGAAGCTAGATTAAATGCCTTAAAAAATAATCCTGTTGGGTTAGCTAGTTACTTAGATAAAAACCCATCTGACCCTATGATTGTAGATAGATATAAAGAAATAGAAACTAAAGAAATAAATCCTACTCGTGATTATGTAAATGAAATAAGACGTATGCCAGGACTTACGCCTAAACAAAGAAAAGAATTATTAGATTTTAGAAAGCTGGAACTAGATGCCTACATAAAAGGTTTAATATCTGAAATAGATGTTATGTTACAAATAGCTGAAGATTAATTAACCCACACGCCACGTCCTTACACCAAGCATGCCTTCATATACTACAGCGTAACATCTAACTTTTATCTTTTCTTTTTTAGCTTTTGTTTCTATAGTATAAATAAGGCTAGAGGGTCTAGTCGTAGGTATGAAAAAACTATCCCCCTTTTCCATGTATAAGAACGGTAATATCCATTCAGGCTCACTTGTTCTCAGCATTTATTTCTTTCACTATCTCATCTAAGAACTTAGCAGACTCTATCTCAATACTAGATACAGCACCTAAACTAGCAGCAGGTTTCCATTGGGCACCCATACGCTTCTTGTGTTTACGAGTCTTATACCCTAGCTTGTTCATATTTTCTATGAATGCATCTACGCTTGCACCTTCTTTAGCTAAGAACTCAGCAAACGCCCTAGTCTCAATATTGTATAAGCTCTTGTCTATATCAGCTCTAATAACTAAGTGTGATGCTCTAACATCTGCAGAAGCGTTACCATCTTCAATAGTTAAAGTACCCAAGTGATTAGAGTTAAGGAACCTTTGTAGTACGTCAACGTAATCCGCTTTGTTAATCTCAATGACATTGTTCTTAGTATTAACCATATCATTAACTACGTGATTGTAGATACGCTCTAAGTCATAATCAATAATACCTAGTTCATTAGCTATTTCCGCTCCTGTAAATGTACAAGCTATAGCATTGTGATAGAACCTATACACAGCATCTTTTGAATAGTCATTCATGAACCGTTCTACCCAGTAGTCAAACCTAGCTTTTATTTTTTCTTTTGGAGTTTCCATTAAGTATCTAATATACTCACGACCTGCATGACCATAGTTCTTAGTAAACGGATTAAATATCTCTGCCCCCATCAAAGCGTCATTTTTAAGTAAGCTAGGAGAACCAACTTTAAACTCAAGAACCCTTGCTAGCTCACCATTAGGGTCTATCTTCAACCCAGCTAATTTAGTTATGACCGAGTGGTTTGATGTAAAGATAACAACCATAGATGCTTCACCTTCATGAGGACGCTCTTCATCTACAGATGCTTCCATTCTAACTTTAGGTTTACCTTGTGATACGTTGTGAATAAAGTTACCTGTCTCTTCACCGTTTTGGTTACCCATCTCATCAAACAAAAATGGTACATTCTTCAAAGCTATGATACGTTGATTCAATGCATTAGGTGTCGCTTGTGCGTTTCTCTTACCATCTTTAGTACCAACCATATGTAGTGGTTTAGGGTGACCCCATATACTAATACTACCGAATGATGCACCGGTCTTAGCTGTACCAGATTCTGTATTGTATAAAGTCATAGTAATAGCTGGAGTAGAACATTCTAAAAACTCAAACAACGGAGATGCGAAACCAGTCATCAACACGAAGGCATGTAATTCAAATTCTTTTTGATTTAGTTTTTGAGCTGCTTTTTTCCATTCATCATAACTGCCTGTAGGCTCCATATATTTAGCTAGTGTCTTAGCATTACCAGCTAATGCAGTATCAGCTTCGATTATCTGCCCCTCTACATTTCTCATTTCTGTTTTACCAAACACATAGGATGTACATTTATCAGCCCACCCAAGTTGTTTACGTAGCATATCAGGATCAGTATGGTCTATAAGCCAATCTGCCCACTCATAAATGTAATCCATAATATAACTTCCTTGTTTAGTTTTTTGGTCATATATAATTCCGTTCTTTGTAACTATCTCTTTGAACTTAGACAAATCATATAGCTCGTTCATCTTCATTCTAAATACACGTTCATTACCTTGTTTGTTTGCTTTAGATGGTAACACCGCTTTCATGTCTAACATCTCTCCATCTTTCTCACAATAGATACGACGTATAGGATAGAGTAAGTGCTTTAATGCAAGCACAGGTTTTTGTGCTATTGGGTTACCTTCTTCATCATGTACTACTGGAGGCTGATAATATATACCACCTGAGTTAGCACCGATAGACCAACCCTTCTTAGCTATTTCCGATGGTAGTCCTACAAACTCTTTGTTAGTTGTTAGTTCTCCTCCTTCATCTTTTTTAACTACGGCTATAGGCGCAGGTATAAATTCTCTAAACATATTGATAGGTGATTTGATATTACCTTTAAACTTACACCCATCACATAGTCCTGCTTTGTATTTACTAAACTGCTCACAGGTATGCGGTTTGCCTTGTGTTTCATTAGCTTTAAACTCTGTCTCACTAGGCGAATAATCATTGTGCCCTTTAGATAGTTCATGTATAGCTTCTGCCCTGTCTTCACAATGTTGAGCAATAGATAGTATAGAGAACCACTCATCGTATTCAACATCGTTAGGCTTAGTTCGTAGTATGCGATCGATCTGCGCACAGCCAGTCCCTGCTATACTTTCTTTTGCAATCCTGTCAAACGATACTTTGAAGTTGTCTAACTTAGCGGCTTTCTTTTCCTCGTCAGACATAGGCAGTTTAGCGGCTTGTTTTAAAATATCATTTACTGATAGCTCAACCTCACCTAGTATCTCTTTGAACATACCAAACTTATAGACTACTAACTCATCAGACATTATCTTAGCTGGAGCTTTGTCTCGTTTTGGTTTGTTGTTTATCGTGTCAGGACAACGCATGATCCTAGAGATGTCGCACATAACACTCTCGTCTACTAACAGATTATTGTTTTGACAAAAGGTTAAGAACTTTTTAGCATACGGCTCCCACTCTGTAATAGGTATGTCTTCATCAAATAAATAGTATGCGTGTATACCGTTACCTGAGTCTACCCATACAGGATCAGGCATGCCTGTATTTTCTATAAAGTTAGTTAAAGCGTCTATAGCATCTTGCTTAGTTTTGTATGTCTTACCAGCTTCTGCTTTCTCAGGATCAACGTCTAGATCAAGATATAAGCATCGTCTGTAGTCTACATTTAACTTCTCTTTTACTCTACCTTTACGTACAGGACTAATGTACGAAGATATAGCAAAAAATATGTTTTTGTCCTCCCCCTGTTTTTCTTGAATAGATTTTACAGTGTCAGGTATTTCAGCTTTAGACTCGACCCACTCATGAGCCATAGTGCCTTTGTCTGTAACCCAAGCTACACAGTAGTTCTTTCCTGAATCAGGTAGTGCTTTGTTGTAAAATTCTTGTGTCATTTTTCATGGTTTCTATATAAAAGTTAAAATACTAAAGACTCTCCAAATAAACTTTTGCAAACTTAGACGTCTTCGCCGGCAGGTGACCTGTCTTCAAGTCATCTTCCACTGTCTTAATAAAGTTTTTAATCTTAGTATAATTCTTTTCTCTTACATATTTACCACGAAACCAACTGTGAATTGACATTCGAGACACCCCGAAAGCTTTGGCAACATGCGTAGCAGGTAGATTTGCTCTTACACATATCCTTGCAAGCTGTACACCTATTCTTTCAGGGTCGGCTCGGTCTAACTCAACTAAGAATTGTCCGCTGTATGGTCTTCCCATAATATCTCCTAGTCTTTGGTTGCCCACTTATTCATAATATCTGAAATATCATTTGCCTTTTCTACTGGCTCAGAATCCTTTCTTACTACAGGTTCTTCAACAACTTCCTCAGTTTGCACTGGTTCAGGTTGAGCCTGTTTAACAGGTTCCTCAGCTTTTGAGTCGGTTTGATACACAGTTAATTTAATTGCTTGTTCCGCTGCAGAAGACTTAGCTTGTTTCTGTAAAACTTCTATATCTTCAGCATTTACGGCAGCTGCGGGTGAGAACAATAACTTCGGCACTGATGACTTAGGGTCAAACTGCATTCTAGTTACTACTCTACCGGCACTTACATTGTTGTTTGCAAGCATCTGAATATATGGTCTGAATGGGTATTTACCACCCTCTTCTTTACCAAAGCATGACGTAGCAGGTAACACCATTTGCATAACATCACCTGATGGATCATTAGGTAACACTACGGCTATACGCCAGGACAATCTACATGCGCTCCCTGTACCACCCATACCTGAACCCTTTACACTAAACTGACACGTGTCGCATGATTTAGCTTGCGGAGTTTCACACTCAGGTGAAGGAACGTTTGAATCATTTGACCAACAAGTTGGGCTCACCTTCTCCCCTTCCTTATAGGTCGATGCATAAAATGTTCGTGAGGCATTGTGAGACATCTTAACAATGATGACATTCATGAAATTATCTTCAATTGTAGATACCTCTTTCCCGTTGACCACTTTATGAAAGTTTTTACCACGTATCGAAATACGCTTTGCACCACCACTACTGGCACCGCCAGCAACAGCAAGTGTATCTTCATCCAGCCCTGTTTGAACAATGGCTGAACTGTTCTGTAAAATAGTTTGTAAATCTGTACTCATTTATCTTCTCCTTAAGACTTGGTAGGTTTTCGTACTACGACTTTGAATTCTCGCATACTACTTATACCCGGCGGCAAGCCTTCATCGTCTCGGTTGGTTAAAAATTCTTTAAAGTTAGACTGGTGTAGTCTTTGTTGCAATAGTTCAATTGCTTGATTCTCCATAACAAACTTTTTAAAGTTATCCCAGTCCCCACAAACATAGTTCTCTCTTGTGGTTTTAATTACAGTGCCATTACCAGTACGGATACTGTCGGCATTTATTTCATTACATGAATTTAGTAACACTTGTTCTAACTGAGCTAAATCGTTTGCCAATTCTCTATCTTTCGCATCATGTTCTCTAGACAATCTATCACGTTCATCTCTTATAGTCAAATAAGTTTTTACTAATTCATCAAGGTTAACATCACTCATGATTCTATTTCCTCTCGATATAAGTCAACTAATTTTGTATGTTGATCTACCTTACCCCGTAGCATCCCATACATCCTCTTTTCAACATCAGAACCTTCTAAGTGAACAACAGTCATCTTGTTCTTTTGTCCTACCCTGTCCATCCTAGCAATACACTGTAGATAAACTTCAACAGACATAACAGGAGACCAAAACACAACTGTGTCTGCTCTAGTCAACGTCACCCCGTGAGAAGCTGATTGTGGTTGTATTACCAAGACTCTAGGTTCGTCCTGAGATTGAAACCTTTGAATGATGTCTGCTCTGTCTGTAGCTTTGACATCACCATGTATCAGTTCTGTAGTTATACCGTTATCCATTAAGAACTTAGATACAAAATTTATTGTATGCCTGTAAGGCACAAAGACTAATACTTTATTGTCTGTTTCTTGTACTGTTTCTAGTAGTGCAGATAGTCTAGGTTTTATATCAAACTCTACAACTTCATGACTGTCTGAGTACACCGCACCGCCTGATATTTGTAATAATTTATTTAGTCCAGCAGCTGCATTAACAGCTGTAACTTGTTCGCCCGCAGCTTCAATTAGCATCTGATCTTTTAATGCTTTGTAATATTTCTTAGCTGACGGTGTTAGTTCTATCTCTCTTGTCTGATACATTACGTCAGGTAAATCTAGACATTGATTCTTTGCAAACCGTATAGCTGGATTCAAAGCCTTGAACACATCGTCTTTTGATGTAGGACGTGGTAACCATTTAAACCTAGATACTTGATACATGACTTTATCACGCCATGCGTTTTTAAATTTAGGTATACGTTGTGGACATACTAACTTAGCTAGCCCATACGCATCTAGTGGAGACTGAGATGCAGGTGTACCCGTTAACATCCATAGCCTTGTATCAACGTTAACTATCTTATTCATAGTTTTAAATCTTGTAGTTGTAGTAGACTTATAAGCATTACATTCATCTATCACAATCAAGTCAAAGCCACCACGGATAATCTCATCTCGTACTATGTTTACTCCATCATAATTAATAATTACAAACTCGTAATCAGAGTTTATTATCTTGCGTCTTTTATCTGCCGTACCATGACACACTATAGAAGTTCTGTGCATACAGGTATTAAAGATGTCGCCCTGCCATGCTGAATACATAATAGATAAAGGGCATACAATCAATACACGTTTGATCTTGCCTTGATTCATTAGGTAGTCCGCAGCCCATAATACAGATGATGTTTTACCTGTACCCGCTTCGTTAAAACAAAACGCTTTTTTGTTTATAGATAAGAATTCTGCCGTTACTTTTTGATGGTCGAATGGTTTGTATAGACCACACCACTCATAGTCACGAGTGATAGGTGAAGGAAGATTCTTTTTAAACCTCACTAGCTGGTTTAGTCTAGTCATTTCTTCTAGACCCCAGTAAATTAGTAGTTCAGTTACAGTATCATCTCTCTTTATAACTTCGCTCTTAGATATATCTTTTAATATAATATCTGCTGACTCATTTTTTAAAGTTAGTTTTACGGCTTGGTCTTGTAATAATTCCATATTCTACTTACAGTTTAAATAACACTATAAGTATATACTAACTTAGTAATAAGTCAAGTTATATTTACGTTCTTTTTTTACGTTCTCTTTTACTTGTTTCAGAAACAAGCTTACCAGATGAGTTACGTTTGAACGAACGGTTTTTAGATTTGGACTGAATAGTCACACCGTTTTTATTTGAGCCACCTTTAGATAATGCTTTTCTATGCGATACATCTTTACCTTCTCGCTTGTCAGCCTTACCATTTCCATTAGCATCTTTACTTGTTTTATCTATTTTACGACGAGCACGTTGACGTTCCATGCGATTCTCATGTTCGCCACGTTTCTTTTGTTGTTCGTATTCTTTTTTATATGGTCTCTTTTTGTTTACGTAAGCCATGAAATGCTACCCTCATACACCAATCAATATATTCATCTACCGGCATATCTGTTCTAAAGTTATTGACTGCCCGACAGACGATCTGAATATTATCATAATTATACTCTTTTCCAGCATTAATTCTATCTATACTTGCATTAGTTAATATGGTAGTTCCACGCTTATGTATACAAGTAAGTTCTACTCCTGATAGAGCACATTTATAATCTTGCTCTGCTGTCTTGCCTACTAATTGAGCAACAGTTAGTGTATGGTTTTGTTTTTTAGATAAAAGATGTTTGTAATATCTATCCCAGTCATTGTTCTCTCTAACATATCTTTGGTTGACTCTATATACTTTGTTACATTCAGGAGAACAATTAAGATACTTTGGGTGGTTGGTTTCAAACTCTGTATTACATGTAATACACGTTTTCTTATACACAACTAACTCCTATTAAACTCACAACTCTGTACTGGACACCACTTACATAACGGTGTTGGGTTTGCTTGCCACTTGTCATTATCATATGATGACTCTAATCTTTTTAGTGGTTGTTCAAACATAGCCCAAGACTTGTCCATGTCTTTTCTAAGATATTCTTCACTGACAAAACTATTCTTCATAACAAAAAGTAAACCAGCTTTAATTTTTTGAACATCAGGAAAATAAGTAAACAACATTAGTGCCATCAAGCGTAACTGTTTAGGGTCAGGATATTTATTACTTCCCGTTTTATAATCTACAATGAAAGCATAATCACCATCAACTATAACTAAGTCAGCTATGCCTCTAACCCATCTATCCTCACTCTTAAAGTCACATGGCTCTCTGTTATAAGTTAAAGCCATTTCATATTCACAATATTTCTCACCCGGTATTGATATTAGTTTATCTACAAAGGGTTTAAATCTTTGATAGTTTTTAGCTAACTCAACTCCGTCTCTTACATAGTCTTCTAAAGCTTTATGGACTTCGGTACCATAACGCATTTGTTCAGTTTCTTTTACGGTATAGTTTTTAAGAACCCTAATTTCATGATACTTTTTAGGGCAGTTCTGATATTCCTTTAGGCTAGAATAAGACCATGTAAATACCGCCATTACCTTCCTTGTCCTCTGTACCTTTTAAAGCACGACTTTTTATTTTTATTCATTGTACTTGTCTTTGGTCTACGACCACCTTGTGATGTTCGTTTATGCAAGGACTCATGAGCTTTCTCACTCTTGACTATCTTTGCCATTAGCTAAATCCTTTTTAAGTTCTTCAATAGTTTCATACACTTTATCAGGGTCTGTTGGATGTCTGTAAACTTTAGTTATTTCTTTCCAAAAACCGTTTGCATCTTTGTCTTGAATTGTAAAACTATATTGAGTTAAATCTTCGTTTGGTACTATTAGTGCTCTTATCATCTTGCTTCTCCTTTTTATTAAAAATTCTGTCGTAGTTTTCATCAAACTTTTTCTTGTCAGTTGGTCTTTGAAGACTACCTTTTCCGCCGTCGCTTACCATATTTATTCTACCTTATATTTATTAAGTTTACTTCTGTTTTCTTTTGCACTCATAATCTGCAGATTATTTGGTACATGCAATCCAGACACCTTTTTACCTTGAAGTGGTATGATGTGGTCTACTTGATACTCTATACCCTCTATTTGTGAACGCCTGTATGCCATTTTATATATATCTTTTATCTTTTCTAGGGCTTCTTTAGTCAGCCAGCTTGGTGTCCTCTGAAGTTTAGCAGTCCTTCTTTTTGCTTTAGCAGCCTTTCTCTTATCTTTATTATTTTGTTGCCAAACTTTCGTTTGAGCTAGTAATTTATCTTTATTACTTTCATAGTAAACTTTCTTTTGGGCTAGTATTTTATCTTTATTACTCTCGTAGTACACTTTCATTCTAGTTTGTATTTTTTCTTTATTAGCTTTTCTATAAGCTTTATCGTAAGCTTTATTCTTTTCTTTGTTAGCTTCGTACCAAGCTTTTGCTTTAGCTCTATGCTTTTCTTTGTTAGCTTCGTACCAAGCTTTCATGTATTCGCTTCTATCACCCATAATTATATTCTTGACCCCATATTTTTTGAGGTACCCTTGTTATATGAGAGTTTTTAGTCACAGATATTTTTAGTCTATCTTTTCTAAACCCTCTATGATCTGAATAATAAGTGCCGTCTCTTAGTCTAAGTGTTGCACCCCAGTTTCCTTTTGTGCGAGACATATACATCACACCAACATTTAATCTTCCTGCTAATCTATCAAAAACTTGTATGTTATTTAAGTTAGTATATGACGGATATTTTTTATAAAAATTATTTATGTTTTCATCTTCTACTATTGGAGCCAAAAATATGGGATAACTTACATCAGGTCTAGTTTGATAAGCTACCATCTGCTCAAAGTATTTAGCTAAGTCTGACCAGCTAGTATATCTAGATAAAGCTTTCTTGCACTCAATACCAAAAAATATATGCCCTCCTTCATAAGGTGCTTTAACTAAATAGTCTAGTCTTGCCCACCCACTTTTAAGTTCATATTCTTCCTCGTATCTCCAGCCATCTTTCTTTTTTGAGTTAAGATACTTTCTAACTATGTTGCTAGCAAACGCTTCATCTTTTATAAAGTGTTCAGGTACCATTAACAATCTCCATAGTTTTCTGCATACTCGCCTTCGCAAGTTATAGGTAAATCTTCACCCCACTTAGGAGGTTTAGACATCTCATCCATAATAAATTTTAGTGCTTGGTCTTTTTCTTCTTCAGGTGCAGTACATACAATAGCATCATGAACAGTCAACACAGGTTTATATTTACCCGCTACTTCTATCATTTGTTCACCTATGATAATTCTAGCTAATGCTTGAACCACATTCTCTACAACTGAACCGCCCCAAATATTTACGACTCCTCGTCTAGAAGAATATATGTATGATTCTCTATCTGATTCTGTGTCTCTTCTTAATTCAGGATAGTAAATATACAGCCCGTTAGGTAATTTTAACCCATCTTTAGTTACTAATACACACTTATGTTTGTCGAGATAATAAGGTTGTTTGTCTCTCCAGTGTGCCATATTGCGTAAAGCTAGATCACATCTTTCCCACAACTGAATAACTTTATTGTTTACATCTCTATAAACTCTGACTAATCTTTTACATTCTTCGTCTGAAAGATCAGCACCGGGTGGGGAGGTTTTCAAAGTATGTTGTAGCTTTGACCACCCAGTACCGTAACCTAAACCTAGAGTACAAGTTTTACCAACAAATCTTTCTGTCTTATTTCGTTTATCTATCTTTCTGTTGTAGACTTTACTTGCAAACTCAGAGTAAACGTCCTGTCCGTTTCTATATAATTTAACGATGTTCTCTTGCCCTGCTAACCATACAAGTATCCTAGCCTCGATCTGTGAGGAATCGCAGTTTATGATGACATGTCCTTTTGGTGGCAACACGGCGTTCTTCAAGGCTTTCTTCTTTGCGTCACGACTTGGTAAGTTTTGGAAGTTAACTTTATCTGAACCTGACCATCTTCCTGTATGAGCCCCGTAGTATTTTAATGGTATAGGTAGTCTGCCCCTGTTACGCACAGCAATATCTAAGAATCTCTCTATCCTTGACTCTTCGATTGTAGACTTTGTACCAAGTCTCACTGCACACAGTTCTTGTATAAAAGGGTTCTCGTGTTCTTGTAGTTCTATGAACCCAACGTCATTCTTTGCTAAAGCGTATGTCTCTTTGCCAGTAGTCGGACTAATCTTTGTAGGTACTTCAACACCAAGTTCTTCTAACAACTCAGCAAACTGTTTGTTACTAGCCAACTTCTTACGTACACATTCTTCGTCTTCACATTCTAATCTGTTCTTCAGACCAGCTAATAAGTTTTGTTTTTCTTCTTGTACTTCTTCTAGTCTATTAATTAGTATTGCATCGTCTAGTCTAAGCGTAGGCTCTGTATACATTCTTAATGTAATGTCTATAAGTTTTAATTCATCAATAGGAAATGTCTTAGATAATATCTTGAATAAGTCAAAGGTTAGTTTGACATCGTTCTTACAGTATTGACCATACTGATGTAGTTCGTGGTCTGCGAAGTCTTCTAGTCGTTTACCTTTAGCGTCCAGAACTTCAGTACCTTTCTGTCCTATGTTATATCGTTCAGCGAGAGCTTTCAAGCTACCGCCAGCATTAACGCCATGTATTGCACGAGCCATTGATAACGTATCGAGGTAAGCGAAGGGAACAATGTCAAATATCCATGATAGTATTGCACCATCAAACATTGTGTTATGGCAGAGTAACATTGAGTTACTCCAGTCTATCTTATCTAATTCTAGTTTGAGTTCGTCATGCGAACCAGTAAACCATTTAGTTTGACCTTCGTCTATCTTAAGTGCATACCCGATGACTTGGAATCTATCATCTTTTATATACTCTTCTGTTGTTAATCTAGATAGACTAAACCCTGTGTCGTAAAACGTCTCGAAGTCGAGAGTTACTATTTGCATTATTTATCTTTTACTTTCTCTGCTTTGCAGTATCCATGTCCTTCAAACGTAAAGCCACACCACCACTTTTTCTTGTCGTAGTATTTAGCGTCGTTTTTGCATTTATTGCATTTATTTCCTGTTGTTTTTAAAATAGCCATGTACCTATATATACTAACAAGACAATAATTCCTATTGCATATGCTTTAGTAGTTTCTTTCATATTAAATTCATTAGACTTAAGTTCATAATATTGCTTATACCCTAATGCTTCTCGCATTGTTCTTGGTGTTGGTGTAAAAGCATTGTTTGGTTGGAAAAATCTATAGTTTTGTTTAAGATTCTTTTCCCATATCTTCACTGTTCTTTTGTTGACGTTCATATTCTCTCCTATCTTTCTTAATCTGTTTAATTCTTTCTCGTCTACTTTCATTTGTCATGTAAAACCAATTATTTAAATCCTCGTAGGTACGAAAACAACTGATACATCTTGGTTCTCCGTTGATCTCTTCATATCTACATATCTCTGTGCATGGACTAACTATGCCTTTCTTGTTCATCTCTACACTCAATGCTACACCATCTTCGTTTATCTTTTACAGGTTCTCCACACCAAATACATTCACCTGTGTCGTTCTCTTTTATTTCTGTGTTAATAGTCTTCATAGTCAAAGCCATAGCTTTTTCCATTTGGTCATTTGCTTTATCAATCTCGTCTGCCACTTAAACTTCCTAATTGTCTCATCCAAGGTGTAGTTGTACTTTTTGTTGGATTCTTTTTTGGTATTTTTACACCGGCTTCATACATTTGGTCTAGTACATTACCTTTGTATCCAGTCCACTGTGTAATCTTTGACCGTGTTGCGTTTGGGTACTTCTTTAATACTTCTTCTACTCGTGCTACTTTTTCCTCAAAAGTTAACCTTCTATTATCTCTCATAATAAACATTCTCCTACTAATTCTAATGCTCTGTGATACTCCGACTTGTATACAGGTTTGTCCAGTTTTATAATTTTGTCGGAAGGATGTTTTTCAATATACCACTCATAGTCCTTCTTTGTCCACCTATATTTTTTAATTATTTTGTCTTCAAAGTCTAGTAATGCGTGCGTAAATATGCTATCCATTTATGCCCCCTCGGTAATAAAACATAGAAAGCGAGTTGATACCAGTTCTCAATCCTCGCAGTTTCCACCAACACAAAACTTTCCGTTAAGAATTTCTTTAGCCAAGTCATCGCTAACCATCTTGCGTTCTTCTTCTTCAATCTCGTGTTCTAGGTGTTCAATAAATGCCTTGTTTTTAATCAATATATTTAGTTCATCAATAATATCTTGTGCTTCTTCTGCATGTTCATCGCCGATACTATGTTTATTTAAGACCTCGACGTGGTTCTCAAGAAGTCTTTTTACTCGCATAAAAATATCATCACTCATGGCTTTTCTCCTTTAAATAATCTTCAAGTTCTTTTGCATACCATATTATTTTACCTACATCATTTATCATGTCATGGTCTTGTCCTTTGTATCCTAGACGTGTGATGTATTTAATAATTGTGCCACGCAGATAACCTATGTATTCTTCCATGGTTAGCTTTGAGCGTATTATTTTTATAGTCTCTATCCCCCTTTTATAATGTGGAGGATGATTAACCATGTCAACTGCTTTCGTGGGATTTCCCACGGCTTCCCTTCCGTCTGTCTCTGTGTTCATTCTTAGCCTTTCTAATTATATTATTTAAGTCATCAATATTAGTTTCGTCAACCACAATACTGATCCCTCCAGCAAAGTGTATATTAGTTAAGTGTTTCATCTGTAATGCTGTCGGTTTGTTGCCGTTGGCTTTGCACTCAATACCATAGAATGTGCCTTTCCAACAAGCAATAATGTCAGGCACTCCACTAGCACCATAACCTCCAGTCGCAGGCATGAAGAAGTAAGCACCTAGTTCAGTCAAAATTTTTTTAGCTTTATCTTTAATCTTCTTTTCGGGGGTAGCCATCGTAAAATGTTCCTGCTAATTCATAGAAGTCGTTAACGTGAATGATAACAACATACATACTTTCAGACGCTCGCCATGCAGTATCAGGATCACCTATTTCTTCGTGGCAATTAAATACGTCCATAGCATTTATTTCGTGGTCTTCTTTGTAGCTTGTGGCGATACAGTTAGCCACAGTGATTTTTGATTTGATGAAACTTGGTAGGGTTTTTAGGCTATATCGTCTACGAAAGTTTTTAGCCACGTAGACGATATAAACATCATCTTCCTTGTAAACAGGAACACGAACATAATCTGTTAGTTTAAAATGTGGTATTGGTTCTAGTTCTTTAAACATCCGTTACAATCGTAGTAAGCATTTTGAAATTATTATGTTCACCAAGAGTATATGTAAGTATACCGAAGTCTTTGTGGAATATGTTTGCTCGACTATACCAACCATTACTTTCTAAGAAATAATCACTATATATCTTATTTGAATTTTTGTCGTCAGGTTCATAGCCTACTTTAAACATAGTTAGTTTTGGTATGATACTTTCAAAGTGTTCATAATCTTGTATATCGACATAGCGTTTCATGTTTAAGATTTGTAGATCTCTTGTATCTAATTTATCTTCTCTGTCAATCACCTTAGCTTGTCCCATAATATACCCATCATAATATCTAGAAGTTATCAAAAAGTGAAAAGGTTTTCTAATACTTTGTTGTGCTGTTTCTAGACCTGATTCAATATCATCGTTTATTTTGTATAGTTTGTCAAGCGTATCCTTATAGAGCAGTGCAGTATTACCATCAATAATTACATCTTTACCTGTTGCTTTCTCGATAAGTAATTGTAATGCTACGCCACCAATATAAGTGTTGTTTCTTTTATTCGTTAGATTATCTAAGTCTACAATCATTGTTGATAAGTCTCTTGCCATTTGTCTTGAGTTCATCATATTGATTTCATCACCTAAATGGTCAGTATGTTTTTCTCGTTCTTTAATCTTCTTTATCAACCTATTCAAGTGTATTGATGTAAGACTATATCTATCCCCTTGTTCTTTTATTGCATTAGGCGATATGTAAGTGTAGTTATCAACCCATTGATCTCTATGATTTATTTTCTCTACCATAATAATACATCTAGGTAGTCCATCATCTAAACCCATCAACCACCCACTATGTTTTGCATCTTCAGTGTTAGTAGATATTTCATAGCCACTCCATGAGGATTTTAAATCTACTTTGTTAATAACTTTGTATTTAAAAGCGTGATTGATCTCCTCAATGAATGTTCTTGCAGTTCCCATCAGACTAGAATATTTCCAGTGAGAGTGGTCGTCAATAAATAGTTTTTTGCTATCGTTTACAGTGGTCATTATATTCTCCCTCTAAGTTTAATTTCAATATCGTGGTTTGAACCTGCGAAAAATTTATTCTCGCAAGGCGTTACTCTTTCTTTGTAAGCATTGTCATAAAAATTCCTGAGTTCATGTATGATTGCCTTGTCATAATGTTTTAACAGATGACGTTTGAATGAATCAGAAAAGTAGTATGTTCTATTATTTGGATAATTTTGATATGCTTTCAATGCAAAATGTATGTTATCTTTATTTTGTAGATACTCTTTACTAGAAGTATCCCTAAACTTATCACTTTGTATTATCTCTAGCAAGTCATTAGCTGATAATGAAGTTAGCCAAGGTAAAACTTGCTTGAACATACTAGCATTCTCTTTCTTAATCTTGTTTGTAGTCTTTCGATTAAGAATCTTCTCAACGATGTCATACTCATACCCTTCTACAACCTTGTCAGTGTCCATGTAGTATCGTATACCTTTTCGTATTGGTATTACAGTGTAGTAGTCTTTAGAAAATAGCCTTGAATAGCAAAAGCCACCACGTCGTTTTTCATTATAGAAAGTTTGTCCTTCTCGGAATCCATAATCCATCCAACCCTCAGTTGCGTTTAGTGATTTAAGTATTTGTGTCTCGCCTTGTGAGTATCCCCATTTCTCATGTGGATTGAATTCTACAATGTTCATAGGAAACACTGATAGTAAAAGGTTTTCTTTACCATAGAATACATCAAACATAGCTATCCGATTTACGCCCTTGTCATCTTTCTCGTAGTGAGCAGTAAAATATTTAGTTGGTGAATACTTCCTGTCTGCCCAAGGATAGTCCTCGGTATACCTACCTCTGATTGGTTCTTGTGTGTTTACAATATCACACAGTTTGTCGTATGTTACATTCTCTAGCATTACATTTTCTCCTCTATACATTGTTGGTCAGTTTTTAAATACACAGTGCTAATTGGATCAGCCTGTTTATACACGATACCTTGTTTGCAAAGATACGTTATCGGTTCGTCATATAATAAACTCATACCCATTAGGTAAGCCTTGTGTCCTGATGCACCAACAGTTGCACCCAATACAAACCAAAACAACAATGTGAAATAGTATGTGTATTCTCTTTCTATGATAACTTTGTGTCCTCGTATGTTATTCATGATGGTATCTCCTCAATATCAAAACTTGCTTCTTCTACTTCCCAAACATGGTCTTCTGTTGCTTTATTTCTAGCGTCGTCCTCGTCTTTCGCAAACACTGTAATAGGTTTGCAATACTGGGCTATGCTAACTCTAAATATTTTATTCTTCATCTTCGTCCTCCTTAAATTCTTCAGTTAAAAAATCATCTATAACATTGGCTACATGGTGTCGATGAACATCTACTATAATCTCATTATCATCTTCATCATAAGCGACTAAATTCCACGAAACTATTTTAGGCATAATATTCTCCCTCGTTATATAACTCTCTTGCTGAATCTTTTATTGATTCAATCATGCCATGCGGTAAATCATCTTCATCATGTTCTACTCCATCGCATGTTATATGCTTTATTGTTATGCTTTTATCATCAACCAAGCATACTGCTTTCCATGGTAAGTCATTATCGAATCTATCCGTTGTAAACTCATGTATTATTTCTTTCATACTCTCACCTCCGTTAGTGGGAATTCCCACGATCATACTTCACAATCTTGCCTGTCGGAACACGCAAGTCCTCGTTCTCTGTTACTAGCCATAGTGTCGGATAAGATATACTCCACTCAAGGTTATCCGTGCCATAGAAGTAACCATCAGTAAATACAATCAAACCCTGTGCGTTGATGTTGTTATCATTGATATACTTAGGAATACATTGTGGGTCAGTGCCACCTCCACCTTGTGGCTTGACCTGATTTTGTATGTCCGTATAGTCATCAGCAAACTCTTGGATACCATGCACTTCAGTATCCCACCATAGCAGTTTAATTTTTTCAGGATTAGCGACCTCACAGATTGAAACCAGTTCTGATGTGAACTCAGTAAGTTCTCGTGTGCCGATAGAGCCTGATGTGTCAATGGCAACAACAAGTTCACCCACTCTTTCATTCTCAGTGATTGGTAAGTATATGTCGTTGACCATGTGTCGCTTGTTGAACCTACGCCAAGAGTATTCGTCTGTTCCTCGTGTTACTGACATAATGAATTCTCTCAACACAGTTCGCCAGTCGACCTTCGGTGCTAGTAAGTCCTCAATAGTTCTAGGAATCTTAGCACCAAGTCTGCCAGCCAATACTGAACCCTCACGCAGTGCCTTGTCGATACTGTCAGATAGTTCATTAGATTGTTTCTCAGACATAGCCTGACCATGTTCAAAGTCATGTTCGTCCATAGTATTGCCATCACCATCACCATACTTCTGTTCAAACTCTTGTGGTCTGTTCTGACGCATATCTTTCAAGTCGTTGTATACTTCACGCACCGACCAGTTGTGATACTTGTCATCAACCAACCCACCTTCGGGTAGTCTAAGAAACCCATGCTCTTTGATGTTTACAATTACATCATTGACAACATAATCTGCTGACATGTTAACCAGTTGGGGATCGTCCTTAAACTCACGCTTGAACCTAGCGACGTGCTTGAGTGCAACGTGCAAGTTCTCGTGAAGAACCAATGCTCGTAGTTCTTCGTCTTTAAGTTTAGATACAAACGACCGACCATACTTCTTGTTTACACCATCAGTGTATGCCGTAATATTCTCATCAATGATCTCGCTTTTACCCATCATCATTACGCCTGAATACAAAGCAGTCTCGTGGTGTTTCATCAAAGCTATGTGAGCTTTCTTCAGTCTTGTTTCTTCTGTTATTCTATTCATTGATAGTCTCCTAGAATAAGTCAAAGTTTTCTTCGCACCACTTAGCAATCTGTTTGTTACCTCGTGCTATGTCTCGTGCTTTCTTAGATTTAACCATCATGGTAAAGAACACGGCTTGCATCTCACTGCTTGGTAGTCTGTTTACAAACTTCATGAAGTCAGATAACTCGTCCTGTGTCTTGAGTATGTCCACAGCTTGGAACATAACCATAAGTTGTGCTGATATTTCAGATGGTATAGCTATCTTGTCAGGGTTATCTAAGATGTCTTGGAACTTAGGTAATTTTTTCTCTAGCGATAGAAACGCTGACATATCCGACGATGCACTCGTGCCGATCGTGCCTGACAATGCTGACATTGTAGCCTTATCTCCTAGTGTGTCTCTGTTAGAAACAATGACGGAAGACTTAGCCAATGAGCGTGGCGAGACAAAACTCAGTTGATGTTTCTTCGGATTGAAGATGTAGGGATTGTCCTCTTGGTTATCATCTAAGTAACTTGCTAGCGATCTAGGAAACATATGAACCCATGCTCTGATAAGTGGGTGTATGTCATTATCAGTTGCCCATATTAGCCAGTCATCTACTTGTGGTTTCTCCATTTGCAAGATACAAACCCTGTTACCTGCGTGGGCTAGCATAGTGTCGCCTACTCCGTCGGATTGGTTATTCGATGTGCCGAACACAATAGAACCCTCAGGTAGTGGTGTATCACCTACGCATCTCTCTAGCATTAGCCTTGTGAAGATAACTTGTAGTAGCTTAGGGGATTTCATAAACTCGTCGAGTAATATAACTTTTGGTTTATCACTTTCTAGTTTGAATATAGAACCCACGTAGCTTTCCAATGTTTTAGTATCATGGTTAGGAATAGTCATAGCTATGTCTGACATATCTTTCACTGGGCAGTCGACGTAGATGTAGTCGTATTTGTCGCCCAAGTCTTCCTCTAGCATATGAAGTAATGATGTCTTACCACAACCTGGCTCGGATTGTATGATCGGTGTGATCTCTCTACCAATAGTTGGGATAAGTGTTCGTAGTTCTTTAATTGTTACTGTGTGCATTACGCTCTCCTTTATGTGTGGGAATTCCCACGATTAGAATTGAAATTTAGAAAGTATGTCTTCCACGTCGTTCTTAACACGCTCTCTTGTGCTATCACTTACTCGTAGCTTTTCACTGTCAACACCTTGTAGGGTATCGTCTAATTGATTCGCTACTGATCTAAGTCTTGTGCTATGTTCACTATCAGTTAGTTGGAAGTTCCTGATTGTTTCGCATAACTCTTTTGCTTTCTCGATGGTGCTATCATAGATTTTTCGTTTCTTTGTTGTAGTTTTGCCGTCTTTAGTAATCTCTTGCGTTCCACAACAGTGTGCGATACTTTCCATGACATTCGTGATTCGTTCTGTTTGTTGATGTAATACATTCTTAACTATCTCCTCTGCTTGTTTTTGATATTGTAGTTTCAAGTCATTCGCCAAGTCTTGTGCTACTTGACAACGGAAGTCTTGTTCAGGCACTTCAGAAACATACAGGTTACATGCAAACTTACTCTTGACCTCATCTACGCTTGGGTAATCATCTGCGTTATACATATCACCCTGACTAAAAGCCATGTTTGATTTAATAGTGTCATACCTATCGCAAAAATCATCTAGTAGTCTGTAAAACTCTGTCTGATGTTCGTCATACTCAGATTTGAATTTCTCTAAGTTGATTGTAGGTAATAAGTCTTGACTGACGTTCCATCGGTATGTGCTACGCTTTAACCAGTTGTAAATGGTCTGTCGATAGTTCACCAAGTCTTTGTGGTAGATGTTGTTAGCTAATAGATTCTTAACAAACCTACCTGCGTTACTGTCTGCTCGTTTAAGTTTGGTTACCTCTGATGAGATACCCCTGTCTTGTTTTGTTGCTGACCAAACATTTACGTCCACCGATACCAATACTGCTGATGTGGCTAGTGATGTAATATGTTTAGGTTGTTGTAGTTCGACGTAGTGCATGTCGTTCTCCTATAAAGTTAATATGTATCGTGGGAAATCCCACGCTCTCTGTTGCTACTGCATGTTTTTGTATCTCAACTGCATGTTTACTTGTTTTGCATGGTTTATGAATCTCTCTCACCATACTTATATTATAGCAAACTTTACTAATTCTACAATAGCCTAGTTCGACTATTTTTGTTCAGTGTTTAGCTATCCTCCTCTCTGTCAAAGTCAAGTTCAATGTCAGACAAGTCTTCTGTCTGTTCTTCCTCAGGATACTCCCACACCCTGTCCTTTTTATTTACGTTCTTGCGATTGTGCATAATGATTTTCCAATCATCTTTGTTTGTGATACTCATTTGATTAAACCCCCCTTGTTGTTGATGCCTTTTAAGTCATCGTAGTTTGTGAACACCATGTAGTTTGATTTGTGCATCGGTGCTACACAGTGCTTAACTTTCTCGGCTTGCTTCTCCCCACAGTCAAGACAAACCTTGAAACCTAGTTTTGCTCTATCGCTAGAGAATTCATTACCACACGTTATACAGTTAATCATAGTCTACCTCCTGATTGCGTAATGCGTCGGCTATTATGTGAACTAAGTCTGATGTATCTTTGGTGTTGATATAGTGGTCGATTAGTTCTTGAATACAATACATTTGCTCATCATTAACATATTTCTCAGGCACACACCTCTCTTCTAAAACTTTACCAGCCATGCGATACTTGTCTGTTAGTGTCGGGCAATTAACTTCAACCTCGTTACACCAATACGTCCATACTTCGTCTTCGATACTTGGCATACTCATATCTCGTCTCCCCACTCGTCGTTGTCATCAAATATTTCTACGCACTTCTCTGCTAGTTGTTTGTCGTCCATCTCGTTAATTGCATGAGCACCGTTAAGATTAAGTTCGACTATCTCAGCGATCAAGTCGTCCCCACTGTATGTATTAGATAACTTGTCTACTATGTCATCTAATATTTTCTCTATCATCATGTCCCTAGAATAGTTTGACATTATCTCTAGCTTTTTGTAGTGCGTGTTTGAAGTTTCTAAACTATTACTCATAGTCCACCTCGCATTAGATATGTCAACATACCTACTGATACGATTAACAGAACGACTAAGATAACCAACACAACCGACAATATTCTGTCAAGTTTGCGTTGTTTAATTTGTTCTCTGCGATCCATTAATGGATAATCAGGTATTGATTTGTGATACTTTTCCCAGTATTTCTCCATTTGTTCTAAGTCTTTTTTGTGCATCTCGTTCTCCTATAAAGTTAATAACTTGTAAAAATTATCGTGGGAAATCCCACGGTCTGGATAGAGCGAAACGGAATATATGTAATTATCTCTAACCATACTAATATTATACCAAACTTTACTAATTTACCAATATGTGAGTCGAAGTATTTTTGTTGTTATATCGTGAGTTGAATTGTGGTCTCCACTCCTAGTTTACGAATGGCTGAAAAATAGTGGTGTTGTAAGTGCTTGATTTATAAGATTGTTCCAGTTGTTCCAGTCTAAAACCATGCTATAACTTTACTATTGGAACATTGGAACAGATTTGGAACTGAGCTAAGTGCTTGATTTTACTAGGCTTTATATAGTTATATATTATATTATTTTAATAATTTTTAGTTTGTTCCAGTTGTTCCAGTGAAAACAGGACGATGTTTTTTTGTGTTGTTTAGTTTTGCACTGCAAAATCGAACCTCTTGATGACTAAACTTCTCAAAACCTCATACCCTGTGTACCAAGACTGGAACATTGGAACAAAGTAGACTAAGTTCTTGTTCTCGTTGACAAAAACCTGTTCCAAGCCCCACCTCAAAGACTGGAACAAAACCTCGTTTTGCATGGAACAACCCAGTTTACTAGGCAAACTAGACTTAAAAAAGCATCGCTAAATTATATCTCTAGCGATAGCATGGTTCTGACCTCGTAGCGTGGGATTTCCCACGCAAACTTTACAAACGGCGTCAGCGACGTCGACGACACATAACTGGTATCAGTAGCAATATAATCTAGCGTCGTAGGCTACGATAGCGACCTCGTCGTATCTAACTGGTTTCAAGAATTTAGGGCGAAAAAAAACCCTGTCCGACCGAAGCCGAACAGGGTGTGGGAGTTATGAGTTAAGAACTTTGTCAAGTTCATTGATTAGTGATTCAACCTTTTCTGCCTTTTGAGCATTAAGCTTGTCACCGTTTTTAATACCGTTGCGGTATAGTTTGACAAAACTTGCAAAGCCTTTGACCATGCGAGAATTGAAAGGCAAGACTTCAACGCTTGAGCCTGACTCTGTATTATCTTTCGCATACAAAGTTTTGACTGCGTTTTTAAGATCACGAAACTTGTCACGCTTGTAATCTTGAGCTGATTCACGCCATGCCTTGTAAAACTCTTTCTTAGCAGGACCGATTGGATCAGCGTTCTCGCCCTTAGTCGCAGACAAGGATTGATACTCGCCCTTAGGCATAGCCCACGCTAAGCGTGATTCTAATACCATGTCAGGTTTATCCTCGCTAGGAACTAATTGCTTTCCAGCTACAACCTTGACTGGAATTTTCTCGCCCTTTTCTCGTTCCCAATTTTCAAAGAATGCAGTCGTTGTTTGATCTTTGACTTCATTTGCCATATTAGCAAAGCCGTCATCAATAACAGCGTTAGCATCTTTAGTTAGCTTAGACTTTGAAACTTTGTCTATTAGCTTTTTGTCTGCATATCTCAAGACCAGATCAAGATACATTGAAGCACCTTGCTTGACCATGCTAGAGCCTTTGCAAACTAAGCCGATTGATTCATTAATTAAAGTTTTTGTATTTAAGTTTGACATAATGTCACTCCTATAAAGTTAGTAAAATATGTTCAGCAGAATTACCGAACATGAATCATTTATATAATTAGTTATATGCTATGTCAAATAAGTAGGGCTTAGCGTGGGAATTCCCACGCATTGAACTCAGCCAAACCGACAAAATCGACCTCGACGGAGGCGACGACACATAACTGGTATCAAGGGAGCCGAAGCTCCCAAGAACTATTCACACCAGGTTAGGTAGAACCATATACCTAGGTGAACTATTGCAACACCTACAAAGACGTAGGCAAGGGGGTTCATTGCGAACCCCAGTAACGTTGCCACTAAACCACATACACAAGCAATCAATGCGAATATATCTTTCATTATTTATTCTCCTCTAAATATTTATTGAGTTGTTGCTTAACGTTCTCAGCTACAAGAGCGTAAGACTTAGGATCAACGACAGCGCCAGGAGTATCCCCATTCTCTGCGTAATGTTTGATAGCCCTATTAGCTTCGTTCATTAATGCGTTGACTACAAACGGACTGCCTAGTATTTCGTAACCAACAATGTTACTTACTATGTTTAATACTTTGTCATTCATAATAAACTCCTTATAAAGTTAATAAACACATCACAATATGTAATGCATGAATCCTTTTTACTAAAACCGAATACCTATGTCAAATAACCCACCCATACCCCACCAACCACATTACAACAGATGGGACCCACGCTACGCTACGCACTAAGATTTACACAAATTACCAGACAAAAATTGAAATACTAGACCCCCCACCCCCCTTACTTTACAAACACCCCCCGTCAAGGGGACCCAAAAAGATGTTGCAAAATAAAATATTTGGCATATAATGAAATTAGGTCAGTGAGGGTTCCTTACTTACTCTCTCCTCTCGATCCTTACTGATTCCTATAAAGTTAGTAACACAGCCCGGTTTCTCTCGCCGGGCTTTTTATTTGAGAGTGATTCTCGTTTCTGCTTTGTTAAATGATGTGTGGTAACCTAGCCTTTTACTAGGAGAACATTATGCGAGAAAAGTTATTAACAGCGTTAGAAAAGCACGCCCTTGGTCATATTGAAAAACATAGAATTAATGTTGAAATATACTTGACAAGTCCTGTAGGAATAGGAGAACATAGTGACATCGTTGAAGCTGTGGAGAAAGAGCTAGACGAAATAGCCAGGTACCAGGACCATTTAGATATTATTAAAAAGTACTTTGGTTAACTACAACTCTTTGGGGTCAAACCCATACAAGGAGGCAATATGTCTGATGATGCTTTTAAAACGTTTGTTGTCATGGCTGTGGTATTCTTCATCTCGTTGTTTGTACACGGATAAGTGAGCCATCTCATGTAGAAGTGTCTTGCAGATTGTGTCGAAGTGAGCATTGCGAGCACTACTAATATAGATAGTATTTTCTTCAGGGGCAAACTCTCCCATAATATCTTTGCGTCGAGTAACCTTAAGTTTGATTTGGTGTGCATGAGGCATATTAAGTTTATTAAATGGTTCCATACGACAGAAGGTCTTATATAAGAGTTTCAAGTTTTCGTCTGTGAGTAGAGTCATTTTTCCATCACCAGCATATAAGCACCAATGTTTGCAAAAGCATAACCAAAATACATATAACCTAACGCAGCATTACCTTTTAGAAACTGTTCAACACTAACAGCAAAATAAATTAACCCAACTGCAACTATTAAATACCAACTCACGAACGAGCCCTACCTAAAGACCATAGGTTGACTGGACCAAATTCTGTATCTTTCCATTCTATAGACATGTTGTTGGTTGTACTGGGGTGAAGCCTTCTGGTAAATATAAATAGTCTTGATGAATGCAAGCGGTTGACCATTGTTTAAGTTCACCTTGTACGCATTCTTGAAAATATTGATGAGCATGGGCACAGGATTCGAAGTTACCTATGTACTGTCGATCATTATCTAAATACAGATATAGAACCCACTCAAACATTTTAACATTATACCCTTTTTTATATATTATGTTACAATTCAATTTATTAGCTGCAATTTCAAGGTGTAAACAGCGACACATGACAGAAAATAGAGAACCAATAGTACCTCCAGTCGAAGAAAATATTCCTTTACCTAAAGGAGCTAGAGATGCTTTGCCTGAATTAACTCCACAAGAAGAATTATTAGCTAGAAGTAAAACAATTAAGTTGATTGCGGACCTCAATGGAGAAACTATTGAGCCAACTAAGGATCAAGTTGATGAAGCTACTAAAATGGCTAAGGAAATGATGACTGATAGAGACCTAAAACACGAGTTTGACAACTATCCTAACGAAACTATAGCATTTTTGACAGGGTTAGTAGCGTCAACCAGCCATATGGTAGTAAAAGACCTAGCAGATATTAAGTTATCAGTGCTAAATGGACTATTACAAGAGGCAGCAACGGCTAAATCAGCCCGTGAACGTATCTCAGCATGGTCTAGAATAGGTGAAATAGACGGAGTAGACGCATTTAAGAAGAAAACAGAGGTTACACATGTCACTAAATCAGGTAAAGAGCTTGAAGAAGAGCTGAAAAAGACGATTGAAGAGCTAAAAGGTAAGGTAGTTGAAGGCGAAGTGATAGAAGACGATGACGATCAGTAAAAAAGACCTTGATTTACTAGAACAAGCACTACCAACGATGTCTGAAAAAGAAAGGCAACGTAATTTAAAGCTATTAACAGAATATAAAAAAGAAATAACTAAGGAACGCGGAGCAAAAAGGTTCTTAGACTTTATTAAACATGTATACCCAAACTATATTATAGGAGAACATCATAGACGGCTGGCTCAACTCTTTGAAGACATCGCTAACGGAAAGAAAAAACGCATTATTGTCAATATTGCTCCTCGACATGGAAAGAGTGAACTCATCTCGTACCTCGCTCCCGCGTGGTTTTTGGGTAAGCACCCGGCTAAGAAGGTTATCATGGCATCGCATACAGCTGACCTTGCAGTTAATTTTGGTCGTAGAGTCCGTAACCTCGTGGGTAGTGACTCATACAAAGATGTGTTTCCAGAGATTGAGCTCCAAGCAGACTCTAAGTCGGCTTCGCGATGGGGTACTAATTATAATGGTGAGTATTTTGCCATTGGTGTGGGCGGCGCTCTTGCTGGACGCGGGGCTGACCTCTTTATCATCGACGACCCTCACTCAGAACAAGATGCAAAACTCGGAAAGCCAGACGTATTCTTACCAGCCTGGGAATGGTTTCAATCGGGTCCCTTGCAGCGTCTCATGCCTGGAGGAGCAATCATTGTCGTTATGACACGGTGGTCTAAGCTAGACCTCACAGGACAGATAGTTAACCAGATGGTTAAGAATGATGAAGTAGATGATTGGGAGGTAGTGGAGTTCCCAGCCATACTAGAAACTAAAAAAGGTGAAGAAGTACCGCTTTGGCCAGAGTTCTGGTCATTGGAAGAATTAAGAGCTAGACGTGCTGCACTAGATGTTAGATATTGGAACGCTCAGTATATGCAAAATCCAGTATCAGAAGAAGGTGCATTGATAAAAAGAGAGTGGTGGAACATATGGGAAGAAGATAATCCACCGTCATGTGAGTTCGTTATTATGACATTGGATGCTGCTCAAGAGGCTAATAATAGGTCAGACTATAATGCCTTAACTACTTGGGGAGTATTTTTTAACGAAGAAACCAATAATTATAATATAATACTATTGAATGCAATTAAGAAACGTCTAGAATTCCCAGAGCTAAAGCAGCTTTGCATAGAAGAATATAGAGATTGGGAACCTGACTCCTTTGTTGTTGAAAAAAAATCTAACGGGGCTGCACTTTACCAAGAGTTCAGAAGGATGGGTATACCCGTTGGAGAATTTACCCCAGGAAAAGGTCAGGACAAGATCAGTCGAGTCAATGCTATATCTGATTTATTTAGTTCAGGTATTGTCTGGGCTCCAGAACATAGATGGGCAAATGAAGTTATAGAAGAGTGTAACGACTTTCCTTCAGGTGCCAATGATGACTTAGTTGACGCAACGACGTTAGCTTTAATGCGTTTTAGACAAGGTGGGTTTATAAGGTTACCAAGTGATGAAGAAGATGATATACCTGGTTTTAGGAGTTCTGCTCAAAAGCGTTTATATGCTGTATAAATTTTTTAAGACTTTACACCTAATACTTTTAATACTACTGAATTTAATTTTAATACAAATAGGAAAACTTTTTAGGAACTAACTATGGCAGCGAATGATATAGATAAGGGAATAGCTCAAGCACCTATGGGTATTGATGATATGATGAAAGACATGGCTAGCATGGAGCCTGATCTTGAAATTGAAATCGAAGACCCAGAAGAAGTTACCATTAGAGCAGGTGGTATGGAGATTGAAATAGACCCAGATGATGACGAAGATGATTTTGGTAAAAACTTAGCAGAAGAGATAGACGAAGATTCTTTAGCAAAACTAGCTGATGAATTATTAGAAGATTATGAGAGCGACTTATCAGCACGTCGTGATTGGTTAGATACTTACGTTGACGGTTTAGATTTATTAGGTCTTAAATTAGAAGACAGATCAGAACCATGGGAAGGAGCATGTAATGTATTTCACCCACTCATGACAGAAACTCTAGTTAAGTTCCAAGCAGAAACAATGACCGAAACATTCCCAGCTGCCGGTCCAGTCAAAACACAAATCATTGGTGACCTTACAGAAGAGAAAGAAGAAGCTGCTAAACGTGTACAAGACGACATGAATTATCAGCTTACACAGAAAATGCCTGAGTACAGACCTGAACATGAGCGTATGTTATGGGGTTTAGGTTTAGCTGGTAACGCATTTAAAAAAGTTTATTTTGATCCATCACTAGACCGTCAGGTTTCTATGTATATTCCTGCTGAAGATTTAGTTGTGCCTTATGGTGCTTCAGATTTAGAATCAGCAGAACGAGTTACACATGTAATGCGTAAGACAGCGAATGAATTACGTAAACTACAAGTTGCAGGTTTTTACCGTGATATTGAATTAGGTGAACCATCACATAACTTAGAAGAAGTTGAAAAGAAGATTGCAGAAAAGATGGGATTCAATGCAACAACTGATAATAGGTTTAAGATTTTAGAAATGCACGTTGACTTAGACTTAGAAGGTTACGAAGATGAAGACGACGGTAAGAAAACAGGAATTGCATTACCTTATGTTGTAACTATTGAAAGATCAACACAAGAAGTTTTATCTATTAGACGTAACTGGAACCCAGATGATAAGACTAAACAGAAACGTCAACACTTTGTACATTATGGATATGTGCCAGGATTTGGTTTCTACTGTTTTGGTTTGATTCATTTAATAGGCGCGTTTGCAAAATCAGGCACAATGCTATTAAGACAATTGGTAGACGCGGGTACATTATCTAACCTTCCTGGTGGTTTCAAATCACGAGGTCTTAGAATTAAAGGAGATGAAACCCCAATAGCTCCTGCAGAATTCCGTGATGTGGATGTACCTTCTGGTACTATCCGTGACAATATTATGGCTCTACCTTATAAAGAGCCAAGCCAAGTTTTAAATCAGTTGATGAACCAGATCATTGATGAAGGAAGAAGATTTGCTTCAGCGGCTGATTTAAAAGTATCTGATATGTCAGCTAACGCTCCAGTTGGTACTACACTAGCTATTCTAGAACGTACACTTAAAGTTATGTCAGCTGTACAAGCTCGTATTCACTATGCAATGAAACAAGAGTTTAAACTCTTAAAAGGTATTATACGTGACTTTACAGACGCATCATATACATATGAACCTGCTGACGGAAGTAAAAGAGTTAAGCAAGCTGATTATGATACGGTAGAAGTCATACCTGTGTCTGATCCTAACGCAGCAACTATGTCACAGAAAGTTGTTCAATATCAAGCTGTTGTGCAGTTAGCACAAGCTAACCCACAGATTTATGACATGGTTGAACTTAATAAACAAATGTTAGAAGTATTAGGGGTTAAGAATATAGATAAACTAATTCCACAATCTGATAAGGCTAAGCCTCAAGACCCTGTATCAGAAAACATGAATATACTTAACAGTAAACCTGTTAAAGCATTTATATACCAAGATCATGAAGCACATATCACAACACATATGGCATTTATGAATGATCCAAAACTAAAACAAATGGTTGGACAAAGCCCAAATGCACAAGTATTACAAGCAACTATGGAAGCACACATAGCAGAACATTTAGCTTTCCAATACAGAAAAGAAATAGAAAACCAAGTAGGTGTACCACTACCAGCACCTAACGAGGAAATGGACGAATCAGTCGAACTTGATCTATCAAGAGTTGTTGCAAAAGGAGCACAGCAGTTACTACAAAAAGATATACAAGAAGCTCAAGCACAAGAGATCATGCAGAAACAACAAGACCCTATCTTGCAAATGCAACAAAAAGAGTTGCAAATTAAGGAACTCGAAGCTCAAACAAAAGCTCAGAAGATGCAAGCAGATACAGCATTAGATCAAGCTAAACTTGAATTAGAGAAGATAAAACTAGAATCTGAAGAAAGAATTGCTGGTGCTAAGATTGGCGCTAATGCAGTGATGGATAACAGAAAGATAGAATCACAAGAATTAATCGCAGGAACTAAAATAGGAGTTGACGCAGTAAAAAATAAAAATACACGGAAGGAGTAGTAAATGATAGATGGAACGTTAAAACTTTTAGCTGAAAAGATAGAAGAAGAACGCAAAATTATTTTAGAATCATTAGGTGATGGGCATGCTCAAGATTTTGCTCAATACCAAAACAGTGCAGGCATTATTCGGGGTCTCATGATTGCACAAAGACACATTGCAGACCTTGCAAAAAATATGGAGGACGATGATGAGTGAGATCATTACGCCAAATAAAACTATTGTAGACTTCAAGGGCAAGAACATTAAAGCCGACGAAGAACCACAACAAAAACCCACACAACTACCAGAAGTCAGAGGCTACCGCATTTTATGTGCAGTGCCTAGCGTTGATGAAGCGTATGAGAGTGGGATAATTAAAGCAGGTACAACCAAACACATTGAAGAACATTCAACTGTGGTTTTATTTGTTATTAAATTAGGAGATATGGCTTATGCAGACAAAGACAGATTTCCTACAGGACCTTGGTGTAAAGAAGGTGACTTCGTTATTACTAGGGCATATTCTGGAACTCGTATCAAAATACATGGTAAAGAGTTTCGCATTATTAACGACGATACCGTTGAAGCAGTGGTCGATGACCCACGCGGATACGAACGCGCATAAGGAGTTAAAGTATGGCAAATATAATTAATGAAATACCAGCAGAACTTGAAGAAGAGGAAACAACGGAAGTTGAACTTGAATCATCTGAAGATAAAGCTGATTATGAAGAAGCTGTAGAAGCTAAAAAAGAAGCTAAATCAGAACCTGAATTTGAGATTGAAGAGGAAGATGATACTCCTCCAGAAGACAGGGGACGTGACCCACTACCAGATAAAGTAAAACAAGAATTAGAAGAAGATAATCTGGAAGACTATTCATCACGAGTCAAAGAAAGAATGGCTCAGTTGAAAAAAGCTTGGCACGACGAAAGACGTGCAAAAGAAGCACTAGATAGAGAAAGAGCAGAAGCAGTTAAGTATGCTCAAAGTATTATTAGTGAGAACCAAAAACTAAAGAAAACTTTATCTACTGGTGAAGAAGATTATCTTAAAACATTAAAAGAAAAGTATGAGTCCGACGTTAATTATGCTAAACGCGAATACCGTGAGGCATATGATTCAGGAGACCCAGATAAGATTGTTGAAGCTCAAAGTAAACTAAACGAAGCTCAGTTCAAATTACAGAACGCTATGGGCATGAAACCTCAATATAATACTTTACAAGAGGAACAAAATAGTGTACAAATAGCACAACAGCAAAATTTTACACCTCAAGCACCAAAACCAGACTCAAAAGCCGCTGCATGGCAAGAAAATAATGCCTGGTTTGGCAGAAACAAAGTGATGACTGCCACAGCTTTGGGGTTGCATGATGAACTTGTTAGTGAGGGTATAGACCCAACATCTGACCAATATTACCGTCGTATAGATGATACGATGCATAAATTGTTTCCAGATCATTTTGGGGACGCTGAAGAATCGTTGGAAGGACAACCTGCCCAACGCACTAAAAAACCTTCTACTGTTGTTGCTCCTGCAACTCGGTCGACCGCACCTAAAAAAGTGAGATTGACTAAAACACAGTTAGCTTTAGCTAAGAAATTTAAGCTAACACCAGAGCAATATGCAAAAGAACTTTTAAAAACGGAGAACGCAAATGGATAACAGAAAAACTAGAGAAGCAGTAACTCGTGAAGAAACAGATATGAGAACAAAGCAATGGGCACCGCCTTCTTTGCTCCCAGAGTTTAAGAAGCAGCCAGGTTGGGCTTATAGATGGGTTCGAGTCACTCTTGCTAATGAACCTGATGCCAGAAACGCTTCTTCGAAAATGCGTGAAGGCTGGGAACCTGTGAAACATTCAGAGCACCCAGAAATTAAATTAACGTCAAACCCAAACAGTCAGTTTAAAGACTCTGTTGAAGTAGGTGGTTTGATACTTTGTAAAATGCCACAAGAAATGGTAGATCAAAGAAATGCATACTATAAACAAAAGACAGAAGGTCAAGCGCAAGCTGTTGATAATAGCTTCCTAAAAGAAAATGACCCACGTATGCCATTGTTCTCTGATAAAAAATCTACTAAGTCTTTTGGTAAAGGTTAAAATCTTTAAGGAGATATTATTATGGCAACAACAGCCGCACCTTACGGTCTTAAGGCCGTTAACTTGGTAGGAGGTCAGCCTTATGCTGGTTCTACTCGCCTAGTAAAAATTGCGTCTGGGTATGCTGCGAACATCTTTAATGGCTCAGTAGTTTCAGTTGTAGCTGCTGGTACAGTAGAAATCGTTGACGAAGTTGGAACAAATGCATCAGCATTTCCAGCTGGTACATTAGGCGTTTTCGTTGGATGTTCTTACACAGACCCAAGCACAAAACAAAAATTATTCTCACAATATTGGCCTACTGGTACAGTAGCTTCCGATGCTGTGGCTTATGTAATTGATGATCCAGATGTTGTATTCCAAATCCAAGCTGACGAAGCAGTGGCTCAAGCCTCTCTTGGTTCAAACATTGGTGTTGTGAATCCTACTGCTGGTTCAACAGTAACAGGTAACTCAACAATGGCAGCAGATCCAACAACTATTGACGTGACTAACACTATCGCGTTTAAAATTGTGGACTTTGTAAGCTCAACAACATCTGAAGTTGGTGATACATATACAGACTTATTGGTTAAATTTAACCCATTGTCTCATGCGTACACTAACGGTACTGGTATTTAAGGAGAATAAACCATGGCAATTTCAAGAGCTCAGTTATTAAAAGAGTTGCTCCCAGGCCTTAATGCTTTATTCGGTATGGAATATCAGCGTTATGGTGAAGAGCACAAAGAAATCTACGAAACAGAATCATCAGAAAGAAGTTTCGAAGAAGAAACAAAATTATCAGGCTTCGCAGCT